TAAATGGTTCAGCAGCATTCTTCAATACATTTAAAACTGCTGTGGATGCCATTGTAGCAGCAGTTGTGACTACTGCGACAGCACCAGCCGTAGCAACAAGAGAAGGGTCAGGTAAATTAATATCGATTCCACCGACAGTAAAGGTTGGTTGAGGTTTATCTGCTGGAACTTCTGCAACTGGAGTAGGTACAGGAGTTTGAGTGAGGGGGGTTTGAGTAACCTGAGGCAGTTGAGGAGGGGGGGTAGTGTCAGGTAGTCCCCTTGTTTTTTGTTGCTCTTCTGCTGCTTGTTTTTCTCTCTCTGCTTTTACAGCAGCATCAAACTCTGCTTGAGTTGGAACATTAATAACTGGATATTTAATCGCAGTATTTGGAACATCAATTACAGGAACTTCAAGACCACGCACTACAGGTTGTTCTACAGCACGAACATTGGGTCTCTCTATAGTTGAAATTACAGACGGACCAGATATTCTATTGATGTTTGCATTTGGTATGTTAATCGGATTATTTCCGATTATTGGTCTTAGATTTGGATTATCAATTAGTTGTATTGGTTCCATTGACTACATCCTCAACTTTTGGGTACTTCACAACAACATCTGCACAAACTTTGAAGTAAGGACTATCTGGATGGAACATCACTCCATTCTTATATGCTTCACCACATTTCAATAATCTTACAAGTTCAAAATCTAATCTTGCTTTGTCGGTTTCTGCTTGTTGTCTAGCAATTTCAGTTTCTGCTCTTTTCTTACACAAGTTCATTAAATTATTATCTAATGGAATATTGAGACCGGCAGAAATACCCCAGTTTCCATTGCGTGATGCAAAGGATTCTGGGTCATCGCTATTGTTGTTACTACTCATGGCAAATGGAGATACTGAAAAAGTTGCCCCCTGACAACTTACTCCACCACCATAAGTATTGAGTGCATAAGGTCCTTGAAGAACTTGAACCGCTTGGTTAGTTACATTCCCTGTAGCACTTGCACTTGGTCCAGCAATGTTTGTATTACTAGGTGCAGGAGTACTTTGAGCAAATGCAGTCCCTGTTGATATTATTGTGTAAAGACAGAGATTGATGTAGTGGTTGATTGGGTTTCTGTGGTGCGATCTATCCATGTTTCTTTTGCCACTCCAGGACCGAGATAGGTTTCACTGAACTGGAATGGAGCACCTTGAGTCATCACAGAATAACCAGCACCCCTTTGAGGAACGCCAGGAATGTTAATATTAGTTCCAGTTACAGTATATGATTCGCCAGTAGTATATTCAACTTGGCGGATTGCTTCTACAATTTTTGTTGTAGATTCTGTTGTTGCATTAATTGTACCTCTAGTAAAATTGGGTACAACACTCTCAGCATAAACGGGAGTACAAATGACTCCCGTTGCTAAAAGCAAAGCGGGAGTTAAATGTCTCATTTGAATACGCTTAATTCGATGGATCTTTGAGCAGTAGCACTTGTACCAGCACCACCAGCAGTAACAGTAGGAACACCAGTTGGGGAAAGAGTACCTGCAAGAGTTCCTTTCTCACCACCAACTTGAGTTACACTATCTCCATAAAGATTTGGTGATGTAATTGTTCCTTGGTTAGTAACCGTTTGGTTAAGAACGGGAGTATCTGCATCAATGATACTTTCTGAAAAACTAAATGCTTGACCTGGAGTATTAATGTCGTAGGTTCCAGCACCACCAACACCCCCAAAGGATGTTGCTTGGATATTGGTTCCTGACGCTGAATAGGAAGCACCAATTCGGGTTGATTGAACAGCAGCACCATCAACTTTCAATTGAACGGAATCAGTGATTTTAGATGTAATTTCAGCAGCATTAACTGGGATTGCGAAGAATAACGAAAAGGCTAATAGAAGTCTTTTCATTTTCTTATTATTGTAGATAAACACTGGAAGTATTTAGGAAGATGATGTAAAATAAATATCTAAAAAGTAATAATATATGAAAACAAGAACTGCCGTAGTAGTTATTGATAATTTTTTAGATAATCAAAAATGGAACATCATTCAAAATAATATCAATGACTATCTTCACACTGGGGAGTTTGTTGAGGGTAGAAGTGAAATATATTTTCAAACAATTTCCTGGATAAAGGAAAAATTGAAATCCATTAATATTTGGCAGGATCATTGGGAACATACTATTGATATGTGGTCTTATATAAATTCTCTTCCTTCTGGAATTGATAGAGAATCTTCCTCTGATAATGGTGGTTATCATAGTGAGTTTGGTGGATTTGTTTATTACTTACATCCATCTTGGAACTCTTCTTGGGATGGGTACTTGAAATTTAAAAATTGTAGTGTAGAAAAAATAGAACCAAAACCAAATAGATTTGTTTGGATTAATCCTGCAGTTTGGCACGGTATAGAAGTTGTAAACTCAAATGCAACTCATAATAGAATAACTGTTGTTGGATGGCCAGAGGGTTGTGTAGAATATTCTGATGCAAGTATAATAATAAATACTCCAATAGAGGAATAATAGTTAATGAGTAAGAGGAGCAAAAATACTTTTAAGAAAGCAATTCGTCATCTGAAATCAACTCAGATTGATGAAAAACTTCAGTTGCTTAGTGAAATTCCTACGAATAATACTGCAGGGATATATGTTGTAGAGCCTGAAAGAAATGAGATAGTAGGGCAAAATATCAATGCTCCCTTAGATTTAACTCAAGACGATCCAACTAAAAATGGTAGAGACACTTCTGGGTTGTTTGCTGAGGATGGAAGTATCTTAACTATTGAACCTCCAGGCGATACTTCCTATATCTTAGGTCCAATGATGAGTATGTGGTATGCGTGGGGAAATTTTACGACTATTGGATATGTAAGACAGTCTGATAGGCGAATGGTTAATCTTGGATCCATTACCGGTAGAATAGGTAATTGGAATGGGTCTAGTCTTAATAGTTATGGTCAATTAACACTTGCTCAGGCACAGTGGTATAGAGATCAATATTTAAATGGAAATACGCAACAATACAGAGCTTTTTATCCTGGACCACCTTCAAATCCTGCAGATCAATGGGGAAGGTATCTTGGAGACATGATAGATGCAGCTAAAGAATTGGCGAGAGAAATTCTAAACAGAATTCCTCCTGGACTGGGTGGTTTTGATCCTAATCTTGTTCCTGGATCTGCTAAGGATAAAGATAAAAAGAAAAAGAAAAAAGAAGATGAACTTTATGGACCCTATCCAGATAAAGAACCTCCAAAAAAAGATTCAACAAAACCAAAAACCAATAAAGGTATTCGAATAGATACAAAGTGGCATGGTACAAGTAAAGATGCTGCTGGCAAGATTAAAAATGATGGATTTAAAACAACAAAGACTGGATTAGTTCCAGATAGGGTTTGGGTTGGTGATAAAAATGTTGCTGGAGATTATTCAAAAGGTGGAAGATCTTCTGGTAGTATGGGCAAAAACGCTCCAGATAATAGAACACTTATACCAGTTAGAATTCCTAGAGGTTCTGGAATAACTTTTCCTGATTGGGGAGGTACTCAAACTGCCCTCCCAAAGGATGTTGCTGATAGAGGCGCAAGAACTGGAAATGTTCAACCGAGAGGAGGTCGTAGACCAAATCCAGGAACTGTGGTAAGAACTCCCGGACTTCCTAGTGGTGGTGGTAGTGGTGGTGGGGTTCAACCAATAGAACCTTGGACACCTAATAAAAATCCAGTTACTGGAGCAAAGTGGAACCCTAAGACTAAAACATATGGTCTAGCAAATTCATATGATCCTGAAGGAAAATTTATTTCGGAATCAACAAGATCAATCCTCAAGAACATTAAAAAACCTTATGTTCTTCCAGAAGAACCAAAGATAAAGTTTAAGCATAAACCAAGAACTAGATCTATTGGCGAAAATCTAATGAAGACTCCTGATATTCCAAAAGAGTTCAAACCAGAACCAAATATCTGGAGGAAGTATGATTATGCTAAAAATGAAAGATCGTCTCAAGAAAAGAAAAATGAAATATTAGATCATCTTGGTGCTGCTGATCATGCTTGGGAGTGGATGACTGAAACTAGTCGTGATAAAAATAATACAATCATGTATGGAAATTTTGATGGTAAAAATAAAAAAGAATATAAAGTTATTCGTAAAGAAGAATTGAAGGGAGATACTCTACTATTTCTTGTCGATGAAAATGGAAAAAAAGAAAGTATCTTGCAATCCGATTTAAGTTGTAAAATTGCTGATGAATATGATAAGAAACTTTTTTCCCAATATATCGGTGAACAAGAAACTGCTCAAGTAGATAAAGATCCTCTATTTAAAAAGGTATCAAAAAGATTGAAAAAAGAAATTGATTATCCAGACAAACCAGCAAAGAAAGGATATCCAAATGATCCACCACCTGAGATGATTAATGGATGGCATCCTAAATTTGGAGATCGTGCTGATTACTATAATAAGTTGGATCCTCAAAGTGCTGATTTTATGCCCTCCACAGAAAATCCAGAGATTGATGCAAAAGTAGAAAAGTCTAAGACCAAGAAATTTAAAGTAAAAGAGGAGTCAAAAATTAATTGGAAAAAAGATATTTCTAAACATAAAAAACATTACATGGAAGGTAAAGTTGTTCAAGAAGGAATGACATCTTCGGGAGTTTTTTCTACAACACTTCCTGCTACCGGTGACACTGACTTGACTTCATTATCTGGTGGCGATTCTAGTATCTATTATAGCTTGGGTCAGGGTGATTCTTATGGTAGTTATGGTCAACTCCCAAGCACTCGTATTTCTAATAGTGGAACTGGAAGTGGTATTAATGGTGGGTTTAATGTTGGCAGTAATTATCTTGCATTTAATGGAAAAGATTCAAATACTGTTCGAGTTGCAACTTTAAATCCAGTAGATACTTCCACTGTTGATAGTATTTCAATAACTGGTTTGAGAGGAAATAATTCAAATGGTGGAGTAACACCAGCATCAGATTTAGTTTTAATTTACTATAATATTGATACTGAAGAATTTGGTGAAATAACAGTAATGAGTTCTTCTGGACCAACTTCATTAACTAAACAATCTTTTAGTTTGCCAAAAGAAGCACAAGGAAAAAATGTTCAGTTTTATTTTTATGATATTACGAGTGATGGTCATGGGTATGATGGAAAGCAATTTATCGGAAAAACTTTATCAGTTTCTGGAATAAGTAATTATCCTCTGACGTCTTCATATTCAAATATACTTGATTTTTATATTAATGTTCCATATAATCAAATAATTAATAGAGATCCTCAATCTATTCAACCATCTTGGTATAGTATGGGTAGATTCTTTTGGGATAATATTTTAAGAAGCACTATTGGGTGGGGTCCTAATGCTAACATTCAAGGACCTCCTGGACCTATTTCTGGCGGAACTAAGTATTGGAGTTTATCTACTGAACCTCCTGCTGGTTTAGGGTACATGACTGCAGCAGATTACATTTATATTGGAAAACAAATTTATCTCCAGTTTAGTGGTGCTGCTACTTATGGAATCTCAAATATAAGTTTTCAAAGAAGAGCACCTATGAATGTTTTTGTTTCTCTTGATAGTCCAGAAGCAACTGTATTTATTCGCACTGAACCAAACCTGTCAAATCTTTCACCGCAAGAAAAACAACAAAAACTTAAAGAAATGCTTGAAGCTTCTGATGAATATCTTGAAAAAATTCTAGGACCAGAATTTCCAGGAACTGGTGCAGTTCCTCCTGGAGAAAGTAGTGAAACACCTGGTGTTGAAATTACTTCGGATCAAGATACTCAAATCGCTCAAAATTGGCCATCTATAAAAGATGCAAAACCATCTCAAACAACACCAATCGCTCCTGTTTGGGCTCCTGGAGAGCCATTACATCCTGGTCAAAGACCTTATACTGGACCAACTCCATCTGGACCTCCTGTTAGACTGGCACATTATGAACCAAAAGGACAACTAATTTCAGAAAGAAAAAAACTCAAATCTCCAGAAGAAGTATTAGGTAAAATTCCTGGGTATTATGATGGAAAACCAGCACCATTAGGATTCCCAGTAGAAAAACCACCAGAAATGGTTAATGGTATGCATTCAGATTTGGTTGATGGTAAAAAAGTTGCTAATAGATTTAATCGTCTAGATCCTGAGAGTGCAAAGGCAATGCCTCCTACAGGCAATCCTCATATTGATAAAAAAGTCAAAGCAGCACAGAAAAAACCCAAATAGGGGCTTGACAGAGTTCTGAAAGGGGTGTATTATAAATAGGTAAACAAATGTTACGAATCTTTAATGTTTTGCAACATTGTTAAACTCTCCGCAAACCGAGACCTATAGGGAGTATAAAATCGTCTCTCATATCCTAAACTAAGGGTGTTTAGGAAATAAGTATCTCCACCATTTCCCTGATGGACTACTTAGCTTTTAAAAACAATGACTGCTACAATTTCACAACAACGACAATCGAATACTTGGGAACAGTTTTGCAACTGGGTAACTTCAACCGACAACCGCCTCTATGTGGGTTGGTTCGGTGTGCTGATGATCCCTTGTCTGCTTGCTGCAACAACTTGTTTCATCATCGCATTCATCGGTGCTCCCCCAGTGGACATTGATGGCATCCGCGAACCAGTTGCTGGTTCTCTGATGTACGGAAACAACATCATCTCTGGTGCTGTGATTCCTTCGTCCAACGCAATTGGACTGCACTTTTACCCCATCTGGGAAGCTGCTTCCCTAGATGAGTGGCTTTACAACGGTGGACCTTTCCAACTGGTTGTGTTCCACTTCCTCATCGGCATCTATGCCTATATGGGTCGTGAGTGGGAACTTTCCTACCGTTTGGGTATGCGTCCTTGGATCTGCGTTGCTTACTCTGCACCTGTTGCTGCTGCGAGTGCAGTGTTCTTGGTGTATCCTTTTGGTCAGGGTTCCTTCTCTGACGCAATGCCTCTGGGTATCAGTGGCACCTTCAACTATATGCTTGTGTTCCAGGCAGAGCACAACATCCTGATGCACCCCTTCCATATGCTTGGAGTTGCTGGTGTGTTCGGTGGTTCTCTGTTCAGTGCTATGCACGGTTCTCTGGTTACTTCCTCGCTGGTTCGTGAAACCACCGAGAACGAGTCACAGAACTATGGTTACAAGTTCGGTCAAGAAGAAGAGACCTATAACATCGTTGCTGCTCACGGTTATTTCGGACGCCTTATTTTTCAATATGCTTCCTTTAATAACTCCCGTTCGCTGCACTTCTTCCTGGCTGCCTGGCCTGTGGTTGGCATCTGGTTCACTGCTCTTGGTGTAAGCACGATGGCTTTTAATCTCAACGGTCTGAATTTTAACCAGAGCATTCTGGATAGTCAGGGTCGTGTGCTCAATACTTGGGCAGATGTCCTTAACCGTGCTGGACTGGGAATGGAGGTAATGCACGAGCGCAATGCTCATAACTTCCCTCTGGACCTTGCTACTGCACAGAACACTCCTGTTGCTCTGACTGCTCCTGCAATCGGTTGATAAAAACTCAATAGTTTTTAAGACCTCCTTCGAGAGGTCTTTTTTTGTGACTACTTGACTAAATACTTAAAGTTATGCTATAATAACTTTAACAACTTAATCAAAGGACTATGAAAACCTGTAAAATTTGCAACGAATTAAAACCACTTACAGAATTTTACCAGACAGTAAGGAATGGAACTCCTTATGGACATCATGGTAAATGTAAAAAATGTTATGTAAAAAAGCAACAAGAAAACTATGACCCTATAAAAAAGAGAGATGAAAACTTGAAAAGGGTTTATGGTATTGGTATTGAAGAGTATAATAATCTTCTAGAAAAACAAGGACATAAATGTGCTGTCTGTGGTTCTACTGACCCGAAAGGTAGAAAATCTGGTAGAGGTGGTGGTGTAGATGTTTTCTATGTTGACCATAACCATAAAACTGGTAAGGTAAGAGGTCTACTCTGTAATGTCTGCAATAGAACTATTGGATATGTAAATGAGGATGTTGATTTGATTAGGAATATGATAGAATATGTTAAAAAGCATAAAACCAATGTCTCATAATAATCAACATCATCCTATGGAACCCTGGATTATCTGGGCAGGTGTAGGTATGATGGGATTCACAATCATTGTGTTTGTCGTATTCACTCTTTCGGTAATTTATTGGGGATGAGCACAAACACTCATTGACTTCTTTGTTAAGCAATGTTAAGATAAATATGAGAAACGATATAGGAGGCTATGACTTCTTCAACTCTTTCACCGCCCATTTCTCAGAGAGGTTGGTTCGATGTCCTGGATGACTGGCTTAAACGAGATCGCTTTGTATTTGTGGGTTGGTCTGGACTACTACTTTTTCCCACTGCTTATCTTGCGCTTGGTGGCTGGCTTACTGGCACTTCGTTTGTCACAGGATGGTATACCCACGGGTTGGCGTCTTCTTATCTTGAAGGCTGCAATTTTCTCACAGCGGCAGTCAGCAGCCCTGCTGACGCTATGGGTCATTCTCTTCTTCTACTTTGGGGTCCTGAGTCTCAAGGGGATTTCGTCAGGTGGTGCCAACTTGGGGGACTATGGACTTTTGTGGCGCTCCACGGGGCTTTCAGCCTGATTGGATTTATGCTCCGCCAGTTTGAGATTGCTCGTCTGGTAGGTATTCGTCCGTACAATGCTATTGCTTTCTCTGGTCCTATTGCTGTGTTCGTCAGCGTGTTCCTGATGTACCCTCTGGGACAATCCAGTTGGTTCTTCGCACCTTCATTTGGTGTTGCTGCTATCTTCAGGTTTCTGTTGTTCCTTCAGGGTTTCCACAACTGGACCCTCAACCCCTTCCATATGATGGGAGTTGCTGGTATTCTAGGCGGAGCACTACTTTGTGCAATTCATGGTGCTACCGTAGAAAACACGCTTTTTGAAGATGGCGATCAAGCAAACACTTTTAAAGCTTTTGAACCCACGCAAGAGGAAGAGACTTATAGTATGGTCACTGCGAACAGATTTTGGTCTCAAATCTTCGGCATTGCTTTTAGCAATAAGCGTTGGCTACATTTCTTTATGCTCTTTGTTCCCGTCATGGGTCTCTGGACATCTTCTATCGGGATTATCGGTCTTGCTCTCAATCTTCGTGCTTACGACTTTGTTAGTCAGGAAGTTAGAGCAGCAGAAGATCCTGAGTTCGAAACCTTCTATACAAAGAATATTCTTTTAAATGAAGGTCTTCGCGCTTGGATGGCACCAGTCGATCAACCTCATGAGAACTTTGTGTTCCCAGAAGAGGTTCTGCCGCGAGGAAACGCACTCTAAAAATAAATACAAGGAGTTCTCTGAACTCCTTTTTTTATGCTTCTTATTCTCATACTATTCCAACTCTTTGGAATCATAATGTTTATATTATCTGTTATGCAAGACTTATGATAACTTCCACAACACCATACAAACTCGCAGAAATCATTAGAGATACATGGCCAGGACTTTACAGACCGACAGCAAAGACTTATAATCAATCAAAAGCACAAGAAAAGAATGTATGATTATTGGGTGGTCACTGACAAAACCACAGGTAGAGTAATTGCTCACTGTGGAGAAGAAAAAGATGCATTGATGTTAGTTGGATTTGATAAGGATAAAAGAAGTTATCGCAAACAAAAGTTTATTTTAGATCAAGTTATTACAGTAACATCAACCACAGATAAACAGCTTCCTGGTCAATTGGGTTTACCTGCAGCAAAAGAAGAACTACCTTATGTGGAACTTCAACAACAAGTATGGTTACCTGAAGGACAAGGAATTCCAGTTAACGCTAAATAACTTTCAGTTTTATAACAATTATGAAGTTTACAGTTTATTCAAAAGATGGTTGCCCATATTGCACAAAAGTTCAACAAGTGCTAGAGTTGGCGCAACTACAGCATGTAGTTTATAAATTGAATAGCGATTTTACGCGAGAAGAATTCTATGCGGAATTTGGGAATGGATCTACCTTTCCCCAAGTGATTGTTAATGATCAACACATTGGTGGTTGTTCTGATACTGTTCAATACCTTCAGGAGCAAAAACTAGTTTAATGGATAATAATTTTTACGAAGTTTGTAACGATGTGGAAAAAGCAATTGATTATGCTTTTAATGGACAATTTGTTTTGAGTTTTTATGATTATTTAAAAGTTCGTGGAACTAAAAAAGTAGAAGTTGAACAGTTTATTGAAAGCAATACAGCACACGAGTTAAGTAATCTTGTGATGGATTTGGACGATTATCTTGAGGGTGGATCTGATGAAATTCATAAACAACTTCGTGAAGGATATGGTCACATTCCCAAACCACAAGCAAGAAAAATAAGAAATTACCTGCATGGTATTCTTGAGGATGCCTGGAGATATAATCATGATAAGAGACCAGGAAGACGAAAGAAGCAAACTAAATAAATCAGAACCCGAAATTAATCGGGGAATTGAATTATTACTTAGGAATAGGAGGAAAAAATTACCAGAACCAAAAACTTTTCAAGTGAAGTTTGGTAAAATGATTTCTCTATTCCGTAGGGAGTTTCATTTCTTTATAGAATTTCATTTTGATATTAGGAAAAAATAAACTCTCTGGAGAAGAAAAATGGAAACAGCATATGTAATAACATTCGTCACGATGTTCACATTGCTCTTTTTTATGGTAGGAGGTATAATAGGTTGGTTAACTTATAGACATTTATTGGAATCAAAACCTCCATATTTGCATCCAGAGTTTTTTGATGAAAATGGGCAGGTAATACCTGACGAAATAGTATCTGTACGATTTGAAAACGATTACGATTATGACTACACCGACGAAGACGAGGAAGAAGACTGAAGAAAATATCGAAGTTCTTCCGCCAAATCCTTTTGTATTTGAAATTTTGGAACTTGCTTCAAAGCAGAGATCGAATGCAAAGAAGATTGAAGTTTTAAAAACTTATGAACATGATTCTTTAAAAACTATTTTTATTTGGAACTTTGATGAGTCTGTAGTTTCTCTTCTTCCTGAAGGTGATGTTCCTTATGCAAATGCGGATGAGCAATCTGTTTATTCTGGAACTCTTTCTGAGAATTTGATGAGAGAAGCTTCTGGTGGTGAATCTGCCACTGGACAGGATCTTAATGCTCGCGGCAGAACCTCTCTTCGCAGAGAGTATCAAAATTTATATCACTATGTAAAAGGTGGAAACAACAGTCTATCTACAATTCGTAGAGAGATGATGTTTATCAATTTACTTCAGGGACTTCATCCAAAAGAAGCAGAATTATTGATCCTTACAAAAGATAAAAAACTGCAAACTAAATACAAAATAACTCTTGAAAATGTAAAAGAAGCATACCCCGATGTTCAGTGGGGTGGTCGTTCATGAGTATAGCAGTAGGAGCGAAAAAGAAAATGGCAGAAAATAAAAGCAAGATTAATAAAGTTCTGCCTCATGAGTATGGATGTGAAATTCTTTTTGAAAAAACTACTGTAGAAAAAGCAAAAGATTCTTCACTTCCCAACGATGCATACTTGATTTGGTATGTTGTTGATGGTGAAGAACATATTGATTTAACTCGTTGTCCCAAACGAGTAAATCTTTTTGATATGTACTATGACAAGTATGGTCCAGGTGCTGTTAAAAAGATTGATTTTGGATATGGTAGAACAAATCCAAAGCTTTGGGGATATAAACAACCCGAGAAGAAAAAAAGAAAATGAGTGAAGGTTTTAGTGAAGAAAAAATTGAAGTAGCAATTTATAAAGAAGAACTAAATAAACTTCTTAAAAAATATAAAAAAATTAAAAAATATCAAAGGTCATCTTTGTTTACTATTAAAACGATGGATGGTACGGAAGATATTATAAGTTCATTAATAAAAGAAGCGGAAGAAAACTAACGTCAAAATGGGAAAGCATTATCTACTTAACTTGTATGGATGCTCGTTTGTCCTTTTGGACGACGAGCGTTGTCTTATAGACTTACTCGAAAATGCAGCAGTTGCAAGTGGTGCTACTGTGGTTCAAACAATTTCAAAAAAGTTTGAACCACAGGGAGTTACTGTAATTTGTTTACTTTCAGAAAGTCATATTAGTATTCATACATGGCCTGAAGAAGGTAAAGCAGCAGTGGATGTTTATACTTGTGGAGATTGTAATCCTAAAATTGGATGCGATATAATTATCCAACAACTTTATGCTACCAATCATACATTAAGTTATATTGAGAGGTAAAAAATTGTATCAGGAAATACACACAAAACTTCCTATATAAGTTGATTAGAGGTATAATAATCCTCTACCGTTCATCCTATGACTAAAGCACTCTTGCTTTTAGCATGGGTTCCTTTCCTCTTCGTTTCAGCGCCACAAGCATCTAGCATCCAACAGGTTGCAGTTTCTTGCGACACCGCGATGGAACTAATGGACATCGTTAAAAACGACGATGTAGTAATTCAAAAGATAGAGGACCGATTGTTATTAGAACTCCGAAAGGACTTCATAGTAAAGTGCTAAAACCTAATAGGACGGAAGTAAGCCGACGCGGAACGGATCGTTCATTCGCTATTCGCAAATAGCGAACGCAAACGCCGACTGAAGGAACGCTCTTTAACCTAAACCATTAAGGAGAAACCTAATGTCAAAAGTAGTATATCGTGGTATCGAATATGATACTGCTAACCGCCCAAATCAATCATTTAAACAAGAACCGCGAGTAGAAATCTATCGTGGAACCATGTTTTATGTTGATGAAAATGGAAATAAACTTTCCATGGAGAGGTCAAAATGAAAAAACTTAATGCACTTCAACTCATTAAAGAGCAAAAGCAAAAAGAAGAGAGGCGTCGTAAAGCATCTCTTGCTACTCTGGTAGCAGCAAAATGATTTAAGAGGGGACTTGACTCCCCTCTTTTTTTTGTGTATAATTACCTTTGTCGAGGTTGATAAACATGAATCAAGAAAAGCTTAAGATTATTGTCAGAAACCTTGAGTCTCTGGTAGAATGTCTCAAGTCAGAGATTAATTCTGATGTGGATTCTTATACACAAGAACCACGATATGAAGAAATTGCACCTTACCTAAACGATTACGACGAAGTATTTTATGACGATGACGATGGATATGCTGACTGAAGAATTTGAATTTATGAAACCAGAAGTAAAACTGATTAGTGTTACTCCTGATGCAGAGAAACATATGGCATACTGTGCTAGGGTTTCTAATCCTGCTAATCAGGATAATGAAAAGTTCTCTGGTCTCCTTAAGTACTGTATTCAACATCAACACTGGAGTATCTTTGAGCAAGCAAGTATGACCGTAGAGATTAACACCACTCGCGGTCTAGCAGCTCAAATCTTACGACACCGTTCTTTCACATATCAAGAATTTTCACAACGGTATGCTGACACAAATCTTCTGAATAAAACTATTCCGCTACCAGAACTTCGTCGTCAAGACAATAAGAATCGTCAGAACTCTATTGATGACATTCCTGACTATTTGAAACTGACTCTGACCGAAGACATCCGCGTTCATTTTGAGCAGGGTCTGAGACTCTACAACCGTCTTCTGGAGAAAGGAGTAGCAAAGGAGTGCGCAAGGTTCGTACTGCCCTTGGCGACCCCCACAAGACTTTATATGACCGGTTCTGTAAGGTCATGGATACATTACATCGATCTTCGCTCTGCACACGGTACGCAGAAGGAACATATGGAGATTGCAGAACTTGTTCGTTGTATCTTTACTTGCCAGTTCCCTGCGGTATCTGAAGCACTTGGATGGACTCGTGAAGACTGTCCAGAATGCTCTGATGCTCCTTCAATTACGATTGAATAAATATCCTTACATACTATGGAGAAGTAACATTGGCAACATATCCTGTTATTAATAAACAGACTGGTGAACAAAAAGAAGTCACTTTAAGTGTTCATGATTGGGACCAGTGGAAAATAGATAATCCAGATTGGGATAGGGATTGGTCAGATCCGTCAACTTGTCCCAATTCAGGAGAAGTCGGTGAAATCTATGATAGACTTAAAAAATCTCACCCTGGATGGAATGATGTTCTATACAAAGCATCAAAAGTACCAGGATCAAATGTAAAACCAGTCTGATATGCCTAGAAAAAACACCCCTAAAAATCCAGTTCCATTTGGTATGAGCAACAGGCAAATGAAGAGAAAGAAACCAATCAATCTCGACATTATAAGAAATATTGAACCTCTTACTGACAATCAAGAAGAGTTTTTTAAATCTTATAAGTTAGATAAAAACATTGTTGCTTATGGTTGCGCTGGAACTGGTAAGACCTTTATTGCACTTTATAATGCAATCAAAGATGTTCTCGATGAAAAAAGTCCTTATGAAAAAATTTATATCGTAAGGTCTTTGGTTGCTACTCGTGAAATTGGATTCCTTCCTGGAGATCATGAAGACAAGTCAAGTCTTTATCAGATTCCATATAAGAACATGGTGAAGTACATGTTTGAAATGCCTGATGAAGCTTCTTTTGAAATGCTCTATGGAAATCTTAAAACTCAAGGTACGATTAGTTTCTGGAGCACTTCTTTTATTCGTGGTACAACTCTAGACAATGCAATCATCATTGTCGATGAGTTTCAGAATCTAAACTTTCATGAACTTGATTCAATCATTACTCGTGTGGGTGAGAATTCTAAAATTCTTTTCTGTGGTGATGCTACTCAATCCGATCTCATCAAAACAAATGAGAAAAATGGAATTGTTGATTTCATGAAGATTCTTCGAATCATGCCATCAATTGATATTATTGAATTTAGTGTGGATGATATTGTTCGTTCAGGATTTGTTAAAGAATACATTCTCGCAAAAATGGAAATCGGTGCATGACATTTATTCATCATAATTACCTAGGTGAACTTGAATTAAATAAAAAAGAGATGAATGGGATTCGTCTCTATAATCTTCCAAATGGAGATTGGGTTCCTTCAATTACTTCGGTTACTTCTTTTTACAATCGACAAATTTTTATTGATTGGAGAAATCGAGTAGGTTTAGAAGAAGCAAATCGTATTACTAAAAGAGCAACTGCAAGAGGCACTGACTTTCACCAAGTCTGTCAAGATTATCTTGAAAACAAAGAACTTGTGTGGAATGATTATCAACCCATGACAAAAATCATGTATCATCATGCAAAACCATATTTGGACAAGATAAATAATATTCATGCAATTGAGCGCACACTCTATTCAGAATATCTTGGACTTGCGGGAAGAGTCGATTGTATTGCAGAATACGAAGGTGAACTTGCTGTTATAGACTTCAAGACATCAGATAAGATTAAACCAGAAAAGTGGATTGAAAATTATTTTGTTCAAGAAATGTTTTATGCTGCTGCATATTATGAATTGACAGAAATACCTATTAAGAAACTCATTACACTTATGGTGACTCCTGGTGGAGAGGTAAAGGTATTTGACAAAAGAAACAAAGACGATTATATTAAGCTATTAGTTCGGTATATCAAAGAATTTGTACATCACAATACTAGGTCAGATGGAGAATGAATTAGAAAAAGCGTTAGAAAGTAAATTCTTCTGCCCATCAAGTTTTGCTCAAGAAATTGAAAATCTTGTTCAGGTTAATACTGAAATGAATTATATTGATGCTATTGTTTATTTCTGTGAGCAAAACAATATTGATTTGGAATCCGTTCCAAAGCTCATATCAAAACCATTGAAAGAAAAAATAAAGTATGAAGCAATGGAATTGAACTTTCTTAAAAAAACCTCCCGTGCAAAATTAATTTTTTGATGATGCCTTTTGATGCCTACAAATGTTATCTGTCTTTGAAAAATCATTTTACCAAAGACAGTTATGATTATTTTAAATATTGTGGTAAAAGTAGAGCAACCGTTCAGTCTTTTTATAAACGCAAAGACAGAATGTGGTTCGAAAAAATTTCAAGACAAAAATCAGATAAAGAAGTTCTAGAATTTTTTGTTGCCAACTTTGTCTCATGTCCTGATCCAGAAACACTTTGGATTGGGGAAATGATCAAAGAAGGGGAAGAAAGATATCAAAATTGGCAGAAGAAAGTACAGTCTCTTTCTTATGTTTTCAAAGAAGAAAGTCAATCTTTATTTGAAGAAAATAAATTTGAAGATGTTTTTAAGTGTTCAAAGGGTCATCCACCGCTTCTAAAAAAGTTCCTGAGCGGGAAAATTAGCCTAGAAACACTAGTGATATATGATAAGATATTCCTGTTCGGGAATAAGTTTGATAAGAAACTTAAAGACCCAGTGTGGGAAACCGTCAGTCGTAGAATTAAAAAATATAATCCATTTCTAAATATTGATGTATTTCGTTATCGAAAACTTTTGAAAGAAATAGTCCTGGAGGATCAATGAGTTTTTTTAGTTCCGAAGTTGTCCGAGCAGAAATGACTCAAATTGCAGAACTTCAAGAACAAATTTACGGAAACATTTTCAAGTTTCCTACAATGACCAAAGAAGAAAAACTTCAACATGTTGAAGTTCTTGAAACTCTTTTAGATAAACAAAAAGTTCTTTATACAAGAATGAGTTTATCTGATGATCCCGAAGCAGTTGAGATGAAAGAACGAGTTGTCAATTCTGCGATTATGATGGGAATGCCTCCTGGTACTGATATGACTATAATTCTCAATAACATGTCTAAGATGCTTGAGATGATGAAAGAACAGATTGACAAAACAGGTTCCGACCTGTAGAATAACGAAGTACACAAAAGCCAAATCCGTACACAATCCGAGGTAATCTAATGTCTTTTGCTGATCTTAAAAAACAATCCTCTCTTGGTTCTCTGACTTCTAAACTGGTAAAAGAAGTGGAGAAGATGAGTGCAACTTCTGGGGGTGCTGATGAGCGTCTCTGGAAACCAGAACTGGATAAAACTGGAAACGGTTTTGCAGTGATTCGTTTCCTTCCTGCACCTGAAGGAGAAGATGTTCCCTGGTCTAAAGTTTATTCCCATGGATTCCAAGGTCCTGGTGGTTGGTATATTGAGAACTCTCTGACCACTATCGGACAAAAAGATCCTGTTTCTGAGTATAACCGACAACTCTGGAATAGTGGAACCGAAGCAAACAAAGAAATCGTTCGCAAACAAAAGCGTAAACTCTCTTATTACAGCAACATTTATGTTGTGAAGGATCCTTCTAATCCTGCCAACGAAGGTAAAGTCTTCCTGTTTAAGTATGGTAAGAAGATCTTTGATAAGATCATGGAAGCAATGCAACCTGAGTTTGAGGATGAAACTCCGATCAATCCTTTTGACTTCTGGCAAGGTGCTAATTTCAAACTCAAGATCGTAAAGAAAGATGGGTATTGGAATTATGATAAGTCTGAGTTTGGTCCTGTCGAACCTCTTCTTAGTGATGATGATGCTCTTGAAGCAATCTGGAAGAAGCAATATTCTCTAGCTGCTACTATTGCACCTGATCAATTCAAGTCTTATGAAGAACTTGAGAACCGTATGAACACTGTTCTCGGTCTTAAGAATTCTTCTCCGACTCGCTCTCGTGCAGTTGTAGAACAGGAAGATGAGTTTGCTAGTTATGAGCAATCTCCTTCCGTTGAATCTAAAGTTGTAGAAGAACTAGAGCAGTCTTATGCTCGTTCTAAGTCTCCTTCTCTTCCAAAGATTACTACTGAAGATGAGGATGAAGATGATGCACTTTCTTATTTCCAGCGTCTTGCTGAAGAATGATCAAGTGTAAAGTCTAATATTGTCTCCTTTCTTTAAGGTGTCGCTCTCATACTGAGCGGCACCTTTTTTATATTTCATGAGTTCATTCATGTCATTTAAGATTACATTTAGATACCTAGGTTTAAGTACAAATATATTTCTTTTATCATTTTGAATTTTTTCTTCAAATTGATAATTTGTAATTTCTTTAGTTATATTTGTTCGATTTATTTGTCTTCCTAGGATACGATCATAATAAGTTACTGAAAAGTTGGATGGTACTCTAAGTCCCTCTGGAACTATTATGATTTCATTACTATCTTTTATTTCTTTTGTTTCATAATGATGAACCGCATTTATATTTGAGTATGTTCCATACTTATCCATCAAATAATTATCAAATGAAATTTGTGATAATGGCCATTCAGTTTGAACATTAAGTATATTATTTGACAATAAAATAATCCAATCGAGTGTAGCATCTTGATAAATTTTATACGCTACATTATCGGGTCTTTCGTTTCCAATGATTTTGTATTTTGTAAAAAATTGAAGATCTCCAAAAATATCTTCTCTTAGTTTTCCGCGTTTAAAAAGATTTTTTACAGTTCTATAGTCTGAAATGTTCTTTGCATCTGCAGTTCTATTAACATATTCAAAGTCTGGAACTTGTCTGAAGTAACTTGACATTTTAGTATCCTATTGAATGACTTGTATAATCTGTATTATAGATTGGATCAAGTTCACTAAATCTTAAAGTTAACTGGTATGAGGTCATTGTTTTATTTTCGTCATCAAAAGTCATGTAACTTCCATCTGGAGTATAATCAACATCGCAATTTAGAAGAGCGCATGTTTTTATTCTATTTAATGATTCGTGTAACTTACCATCTCCTGATTGATACTCTATTTCAAAAACATTTGGTGCTTTTAAAAATACTTCAGATGCTGCTTTTTTAACTGACATTGCTTTCTTGAAAAAATTTATAATTTTTTTTACTTGTTCTGCTTCTGGTTTATTTCTAGGTGATAATCTAAAGGTAAAATTGAATGGTCTTAATGTTGGTCCATTAAAAAGAAGTTCAAGATTGGGGTTTAAAATTGCTCCACCAGTTCTTGATAATAAGTTTTGAGCTCCTACTGCTTGTTGAGCAAAGAAAACTTGAAGTGCTTTTTTGTAACCTTTATCATTTGGACCACCAAAACCTTTTTTAAATTCTTCTGCAGCTGAATTTAAAGCTCTTGATACTTCTCCTGCAATATTTCCTCCTGATGCAGCAATATCTAACGATAAAGCTGCAGCATATGCTGTAATTGGATCTAAATTTGCTCCGCCCCAATCAACGCCATTGCTATCTGAAATTGATGGTTGAATTGGCAAAACAACAGTTCCCAATGGTTTAGAGAGATCTCTAGTTCCTAGATTAAATTTTGCATCTGCACTAATATTAATACCTGTTCTTCCTATAATTTGTTTTACACTAAACTTTATTCTATCTTGATCGTTTGAATTTATTCCTAAAGGATACCTTAAATTTACCTTTAAAGTTTCATCTATAGATTTTGATATATCGCTGTCAGGAATTGACACTGATATGTCTTGAGGTAATAGTGGTGGATCTGGAGGTTTTGTTCCTGATGTAGGATTTGCTGATGTTGAAGCTAAATTTGTCCCTAAGACTTGATTAATTTTAGCGTTTCCTCCCCCAGCAGATCCACCTATTCCTCTACTTACTACAGGAACTGCTTGCTCATTGACTGTTTTTCTTGCATTGGCAGTAAAATATTGTATTTCTTCTTTGCTTGCATTACTAGTATTTGTAAATCCACCGCTACCTACTTTTGGAATACTTCCAACATTTATAATTTCATCTTGACCTGATGCATTCTTACCTTTTCTGAATACAGTTGTCACTCCATCAGTCACAGTTACATAATATCCTTGTGCATTAACTGAATTATTTTGTATAGTTGGTTTAAAATATTGGGGTGGAGTGTCTTTATATACAGTTGCCATTAGAAATCTCCCTCAACCATAAGATGATGAGTCATCTCAATTTTTTGTAGAGTATGAGACATTTATAGATGTTTTTTATTTATTTAGTTCTAAACTTTGCATATTCGAGAGAACGAAGATAGTCAATTTCATTTTGTTTAACTTCTAATAATTTGCTATTTACTTCAAACCAAGTATAATTTCTGACTGTTCCCCAGTGAAAATTAAGTCCAGTAAATCCCCACTTTTCTATTGAAAGTGTTGCGATCAAAGGGAACTCATCATATCTTAATCCTTTTGTTTTTGCTGAGTATATAAAGGTATAATATTTTCCAACATCAGGAACGAAGTCTCCCTCACGAAAGACTTCCATAATTGTCATCATAATATCATCGGGTTCAGTATACTTGTATTTTTTTAATCTTGCTTTTAGATCATTAACTCTTTTTGAACCTGAATCAACATATTGCCCGAACCCTTTGATTTCCATTACTTTATGCCTAATTCAGATTCTGTGATTATGCGAAACTTAATTAAATGATCATCACACCATTCCTGAATTGATTTCCATTTTGATTGATTAACTGTATAAGTATTTACTTCATTAATATAGGTTTTATTTTTCTTTTTTCCTTGAACTGGAGGAACTGTTTGTTTTTTTGGTTTTATTTCTATCACATATTTTTGCGTTTTTCCATTATTTTCAAGAACTTCAATAATAAAATCTGGAAAGTATCTACATACTTTTTGTTTTACTGGATTATAATATGGAATACAAAATTCTTCTGATCCATACCTTAATACATTAGGTGAGCGATCACACCACTGCATAAATTTTAGTTCCCAACTACTTCTATACACTATATTTTGGGAGTTTCCAATATATTTTTCTGGATTTTTTGGATGAAAATATCCCTGATGATACTTGGAGTCACGAGGCATTTTTCCAACCTTTATGAGATTTTCTTTTTCCAGATAAGACCTGACCTAGATGTGTTGGATTTAAATTTAATTTTTTGCATATGTGGGATATGCATTTAAATTCTACCACTTTTCCATCTTTTGATATTATTTTTCCTCCTTTCTGAAACTGTGGATATTCGCAGCCTATATTATGTGCAGGATTTCCTTTTCTTTTTTTTGAAGAAGACTCAATTGCTTTTTTCATATTTCTTCCTTTTGCAATTTCACTCATTTGTTTTTTAGTTTCATCTGAGTGTTTTTTGCCTAACATTCCGGAAAAATGGTTTCCGGAAATATATTCATACGTTTCGGATAAAATGGTTGCTCCATTAACATTGAATGTTTCACACAATTTAGTTGTATCCCAAATATACGAATGTGTTTTTATCTTTTTCATATACATAATATATAAGTAAAAATATTTATAGGCAAATGCCTTCAGGTCAAACACCAAAATTTAATCCAACTTCGGAACTTAAGTCAAAGATATTAAGACCTGCATTAACTTCCCATTATGCAGTTTATTTTAATACTTCAGAAATTAAAAATAAAGCTGCAAAATTTTTTGGTGATCGACAGTCTGATATTGATCCAGAACTTTTAACTCTTTCTTGCTCCGAAGCGTCTCTTCCAGGATCTTCTTTAGCAACTCATGAAATTAATAATGATTTCACTGGTGTGACTGAGAGACATGTTTACAGAAGACAATATGATGATAGAATAGATTTTACTTTTTATGTTGATCATGATTATAAGATCATCAAATTTTTTGAAACTTGGATGTCTTGGTCTGTAGGTGAAGATCAATATAAAGATCAAGCAAAAAGAAATTATTACTACAGAGTAAAATTTCCAGATGATTATAGAGTTGATATGTATGTGCAAAAATTTGAAAAAGATTTTGATAAATTTGTTGAGTATACTTTTATTGGCGCATATCCAATCTCAATTAATTCAATGCCAGTATCTTATGACTCTTCACAATTGTTGAAATGTACAGTATCTTTCAGTTACATCAGATATTTTATGAATAATATAAACACTATTAATACTAGTAATGGTAACGAAAGCCCATTACAAAATAATTTTGGTTTACAGCAACTCCCTGGAAATGTTGGTGGATTTGTTGGAGCTGGATTTGAGGGATTTGCGCCACCAAATATTGCTTAATAAATAATCACACTGAAACATCTATAGGTCATTATGCCTTTACCAAAGATCTCTACACCAACATATGAGTTGGAACTTCCTTCTACTGGAAAAGAAATTCAATATAGACCTTTTTTAGTTAAGGAAGAAAAACTTCTTGTTCTTGCATTAGAAAGCGAGAATACCAAAGAGATTACAACAGCAATTAAAAATGTAATTAAAAGTTGTATTCTAACAAAAAATATTAAAGTAGAATCGTTACCTACTTTTGATATTGAATATCTCTTTTTAAATATTCGAGGTAAATCTGTAGGAGAAGAAGTCGAAGTTAATATTATTTGTCCGGATGATGGGGAAACTTATGTTTCCGTAAAAATTAATATTGATGAAATCAAAATTCAAAAGAATGAAGATCATACAAATAAAATTAAAGTAGATGATAATATTATTATGGAAATGAAATATCCTTCATTGGATCAATTCATTAAAAATAATTTTGATTTTTCTGGTGATGCAAATATGGATCAATCTTTTGATCTTGTTGCAAGTTGTATTGATAAAATTTATACTGAAGATGAAATTTGGGTTTCTGGCGATGTCACTAAGAAAGAACTTATTGACTTTTTAGAACAAATGAATTCGTCTCAGTTCAAGCAGATTGAAAAGTTCTTTGAAACAATGCCTAAACTTTCGCATTCAGTGAAGGTTAAGAATCCAAAAACTGAAGTTGAGAGTGAAGTTGTTCTGGAGGGTTTATCCAGTTTTTTCGCATAAGTATGGTCCATATGGACCTTGAAAATTTTTATAAGTTGAACTTTGCTTTGATTCAGTATCATAAATATTCATTATGGGAAATTGAAAACATGATGCCTTGGGAAAGGGATGTTTATGTTGCAATGTTGAAAAATTATCTAGAAGAAGAAAAAACAAAACAGCAACAAAATGGGACCTGACGATCTGGACGACCTACTTGCAAGTATAAGAGCGGAAGCTAAGAAAGAATCCGCTCTTGCTTTGTATGAAGGTACTAAAGAAACGGATCTTGTTGATGAAAATATAGATGAAAGAATTTTAAAACTTCTTGGGATAGAGGATGTTTTTGATATTGACTATGGTACATACACTTCTCTTCTGAAAGAAAAATTAGTTGCTTCAAGAAGTTTTGATAAGAAACTTTCTACTGAAGAAGATGAGTTACTTGTCAGTGAATTTAAAAGAGTAAAGGGCAAAACTGGTAGATTTAAATTAAATAAGAAAAAAATAACAGCAGAAACTATAGGTACAACTGGACCAATACAAATTTCTAGAGACAAGTTTTTTCTTGCAAGTAAAGCGATTGTTCCAGTAACTCCTACAGAAACACAAGATTCTTCTAAGGATATACAAGATATTGAAAAAGCACTGGATGATATTTTAAAAAGTTTGACACTTCAAAATAAGGAAAAGAAAAAGAGAACAGAAGAAGAGAAAAAGAAATCTGAAGATCGTAGAAGAAGACAACGCGAAGGGGATCTAGAAAAACCTCTAACTCAATTAAAGTCACTTGCAAAGAAAATTATTGCTCCAGCTCAAGGAATACTTGATCGCATCTTTAGATTTATTAAGTTTACTTTGCTTGGTTATGCATTTAATCAACTTGTAAAATGGTTTAGTGATCCTAAGAATGCAGATAAAGTAAAATCTCTTGGTAGATTTTTAAAGGATTGGTGGCCTGCATTACTGACTGCATATGGATTATTTGCTACACCTTTTGGTAAGTTTGTAAGAACTACTCTTAAAATGCTCAGAGGATTTATTCCTCAAATTGGAAGATTTATTGCTGCTAATCCTTGGTTAAGTTTATATACAGCGGCCGCTATTGGTGGAGCTGTAAAAATAAAAGAATCTGAGAGAATGAAACCTCTCACTCAGAAGTCTCAAAAAGAAATAGATAAAACATTACAAAGTAAAGAAACTCCTTGGTATCAAAAACTTGGAGCATCATTTGCAAATCAAAGTTTAAATGCTCCAGGCGGACCTAAAAATCCAATAGGGTTGCCAACTCCGTCCGCTATGTACTACAATGGGGGAGGATTAGTTGGTAAAAGATCCTTCTTTGGTGGTGGTTTAGTTGATAGGGAAATTGATGTAAATGATATTGCATTTGAAGGTGGTGGTGGAATTTCTAACGATAGTGGTGTAAAAATAACAGGTGCTGGTCCTGATACACAATTAATTGCTGCACAACCAGGTGAAGTTGTGATGTCTAAAAAGGCAGTTGATAAGCATGGAGCAAATTTCTTTTTAGATTTAAATAAAAAAGCTGGCGGAACTAATATTCCAAAGATAGCAAACAATATTCAGTTCGCTGCAGGTGGTGGAATGATTGGTTCTAACACTGTTCCTACTTCATCTAGCAGTGGGAGTGGATTTAATCCTATGCGTGGATTTATGAATTGGTGGAATCGTGGAAGAAATGTAAGAGTTCCAAATGAAAATACTGCAAAGTTTGGTGGACTTGGACAGTATGCTAGAAAAAATCCAAATCCAAAAACACTATTTGGTGACGATGCCTTACAAATTACGAGAAGTAATAAAGCATTTCAATCTGGTGCAACTGGATATCGAGGGTGGAATCCATTCAAGGCATTCACTCCAAATATGGTAAAGACCGGACCAACTCCTGCAATTCGTCAGGCAATAGAAAGACCATTAAGATCTTTCTCATCTGCTCCTAAAGTTTTAAAAGGTCTTGGTGGTGGAGTTGGTAGTGTTCTTATGGATATGGCTTTTCCTGAACCAGCATTTAGTCCAACTCTAGATGATGCTAAAAGAATGGGATTTCCTATGGGTCCACAATCCAAAGCACCTGCTCCAGGTCCTCGTGTGATCGTATCAAAAACAACTTATACAGTATTGCCACCCATTAAATCACCTACTAAAACACCTTCTATTCCGAGAGGTTCTAAAATTCCTGAGTTCATTATTTCAAGTAATAATGATTCCAGATCAAAAATTGCATTGTCATTGGGTATTTCTGATCTAGTAGGAGCATCATAATGGCAGTTATAGATTCCAAAAAACTTTTACCCCCAAGTAAAGAAAGTAGTGCAATAGAGAAACCAAAGTTTCTTGTACCTGTTAAAAGTATCTCAGTAAAAAAGATAACAGGTTCTGATTTAAAACCGGTAGATAAAAAGGGAACTGATGAACCTGGAAGTCTAGTTGTAGTTAAGAAAAAAATTATAAGTTTAAGTAAGATTATAAACAACAATCTTTTACTAGATCAAAGGGAAGCATCTACAAAAAGAAAAGAAGAAGAAAAATCTAGAAGAGAACAGAAAGAAAAAAAATTAGAAGAAAAAGTTAAAAAAAATAATATTAAATCTGATTTCATAGGATCAATTCCTGGACAAAGTATCTTTGATAGAATTAATCGTTTTATTGGATTTACTTTACTTGGTTATCTTTTCAATCAATATGGAGAATTACTTCCCAAACTTATGGAGTTTGGAAAAGTTCTTGAACCTGTAGGTAAATTTATTGAGGGATTTGCTAAAAATTTACTTCAGGGTGTGGTTGATTTTATTGATCGTGGTTATAAAGCATATGACCAAACAAGAGACTTTGTTAAACAGATTGGTGGAGAAGGAGCACAGAAGACTTTTGATGAGTTCTCAAAGAACTTAAATGTCGTATTGAATGGTGCAATTGGTGCTGCAATGTTGATTGCAAGCACTGCGCCAAAAACTCCAGGTGGATCTGCTGGTGGTTTGGGAGCAAGTGTTTCGAAAACTTTAGGTGGCGTAGTTCCAAAACCAACTGGAGGATTTGGTGCTGGAACTGCAATGACTCCCGGAAGATATCGTTTACCCGGTCAATCTAAAGCGGGTGGTGATTTTGCATCACAACTTGCAAGGAAAAAATTAACATTTGAACAATCAGTCGCTGCTCAACAAGCGGCAAAACAAACAACAAAACAGTTAGCAACTCAAGGTGCAAAACAATCTTTGAAATCATTGGTTGCTGTACCAGTTATTGGATCATTAATTGGTTTTATTATTGATACTGTTGTGTTTCGTGAAAAACCATCTAGAGCAGCTGCTGGTGCAGTGGGAAGTGCTATAGGACAAGGAATTGGTATTGCTCTTGCTGGAGGAACAACATTTGGACTTGGTGCTGGTGTTGGAATGTTTGTTGGTGGTTTTGCTGGCGATTGGATTGGTAAAGCTTTATATGACACTGTTGTTGGTTATAATACAAAACCAGTTCAAGCAAAAGCGCAAGGTGGAACTGTTAGTGGAAGAAATCAATCTTTATCTAAACCTAGTAGAAGACTTAAAACTATACCAAGAAAAACTCCACCAAAAATTCAGTCTCAAAAAACACAACCAGGAAAAGATTCTGGCGGTAAATTAAGAATCGAAGAGTTATATGGAACAGATGAACCAGGGAAGAAAAGCGCATTAAGAGCACTGAAGAGAAGTTCTGAAGATGTGAAGAAGATGAGGTCTATCAATGGACTCGCTGGTGCAATGTTTGGTGCTGGCATTGACATGACCCTCGGACAAAAACCAGATAAGAAACTTGCAAGATCAATCGGTGATGTATTTGGTTCTGTTGTTGAGAATGCAGTAAACATGGAACTTAATAATTCTTTTGGTGATATTTCCAAAACCATTGCGATGGCAAATGGTGGATCTGTTCCAACAAAGCAACTTGGAAGTGGGTTAAGTATTGGAGAAAGAATTGGTAGATTTATTTCTAATGCTCTTGCAATTTCTATTGAGAGTTCTGCATCAAAAATACTTCAGAACTTAAATAGAGAATTGAATTTGGATGGTAAAGATACTGTTCCTGGAGTTACACCGGGAGATTCATTAGATGGTGTGGATGGAATAGATGTAAAAGGTGAGGTTATTGGATATGTTGGTTCAACTGGATACTCGACAGGTCCCCATATTCACTTTGAAAATTTGACAGGTGCTAAAACAGATCTTCCAAGCAATGTTAGAGATAATATTATTGTTGGTGGTAAACCAATGAGTTCTTGGGTTATTACTTCTGGTCCGGGTCCAAGATGGGGGAAAACACACGCAGGTGAAGATTGGGCAATGCCCGAAGGGAAGCCAATCAAACTAACTGGAGGTCTTAAGTTTGTAAAGTATGTTAAAGAAGGTACAGATCCGAGATATGATGGGTATGGAAATGTAACAATCATCCAAGATCAAAGAGGAACCTTATATCTTCTTGGACATTTAAGTGGAGGACCTGCAAATCCACAAAAAATTCTTGAGTACCAAAGACAACAAGCAACAGTTGTTCCTCCAGATTTACAAGGAACAGGAAAAAAGATTTCTGGACAAGCAAGTTATTATGGGGGACCAAATGATAGTTATTGGGAAGGAAGACAAACTGCTAGTGGTGAAATTTTTGATTCTAAAAAAATGACAGCTGCAATGATTAGTCCTGGATTTGACGGCAGACAACCATTTTGGGCAAAAGTTACAAACAATGCAAATGGTAAGAGTGTTGTAGTTAGAGTTAATGACACTGGTGGATTTGATAAACTTGGTAGAATAATAGATTTGAGTCATGGTGCATTTGGTAAAATAGCAAGTCACTCTACTGGAGTTATCAATGTAACTGTAGAAAAATTAAGATCTGCTCCTAAACAAAATCCACCAGGACAACCAAACCAACCACCAACATCAACACCTTCACCAATAGGTAACAAAGGAGTTGTTTATGACCCAGAAACAGGTAAATTTATTAAAAAAGGTGGAGGATTCTTAGGAACAAATCAAGAAATTTCTGTTACAGATGCATCAAATACATATCTCAGAGCAACTGTTAAAGAATTTGGATTGGGTAGTGGAACAAAAGAAGGTGAGAAAAAAAGAGCAGCAGATGGAAGTTATTATGAATGGAGAAATGGTAAATGGTTATTGTGGAACTCAGCAGGACCTGGAGCAAACGCTTCATTGTCACCAATTCAACCAACTTCTTCTACAGTTGCTTTTGCAAATAGTGACATAAGAAAGACGGATACTTCGGACACAATTTACTTTATTGAAAAAGTTGCTTTTGTCCCAATAGAAACACCTGTACCCGTGGTGTAAATAGTAATACGGTAAATAACAACTATGCCTGGAAGTAAGGAAGCATCTACAGCAAATCTATTTGAAATATCATCAAACACTGGTGGCAGTTCTTTTGATGTGAGAACTGGTGCTCCTAGAATTGAGTATCGTGAAAGTATGATTGATCATACTATTAGAATTAGTGCTGCCGTTGTTGACACTGGACAATCTGGACTTTCTGCAGCAGAAGCACTTAAACTTCAGGGAGGAGAAAAGGTTTCCTTCAAGTACACTGATGCTGTAGGAAATGTTTTAGATTTTTCTGACGGAAATTCATTAAGATTGTCTCATAAAAACTTTGAAACAAGATCTTTTAAGTCATCTAGTTTTATTGCTCAAATTGTTTCTAAAGAGTTTTTAGATAATAAACTTTTAAAGAATAGAGTAACGAAAAGATATAGCGGTAAAATTTCCAAGACAGTTGAAAGTATTCTGAAGGATGATTTAAAAACAGATAAGAAGTTAGACATTAGTGAAACTCTAAATACTTTTTCTGATTTTGGATTAAGAAAAGAACCATTTGAAGTTATCTTAGAACTTCAACCAATCGCAATTCCAACGGTAGGTGGAAAGACTGCTGGATTTTTCTTTTGGCAAACTGCAAAAGGATTTCATTTCAAATCTGCAGATGAGATATTTAAGGGGAAACCAATCAAGAAATATATCTATAACTTTAAAGTTGATGAAGAAATACCAGCAGGATATGATGATAAAATCTTAGATGCAAATGCAGTAAGAGTTGCTGATGTTGAAAAGCAGTTAGACTATAGTGCCTTTGGATCTGTTACAGAAACTTTTGATTTTACCAAATTTGTTTATGAAAAAAATTCTCCTTTGATTGCTGAAGATGCTGGAAAAGTTTTAGCAGGTTTAGATCTTCCTGATTATACCGAATATACAAAACAACCAACTAATTTCTTTGCTTCTCCAAAATCTATTGGTATGGCATATGGAACTGGTGATTCTGTGGAGCAACAGTTGAAAAAATCCAAAGAAGAAAACTTCAATGTTTCCGAAACAATAGGTCAATCAATACAAAACTATCGACAAAGATTAAACTTTATGACAGAAATCAAAATACCAGCAGACTTTAGTTTACATGCTGGAGATATTATTCAGTGCGACTTACCAGAACTGTCTACAAAGGATACTCCGATTAGAAGTCCCAAAGATAGTGGTATATATATGATATTGGAGTTATGTCATTACATTTCTCCCACACAAACTTATACTGGATTATCTCTAGTTAGAGATTCTTTTGGTGTAAAAGTTTAAGGTAACCTAAAATGGAAAGATCACTTCAACAACACATTAATGATGATAGAGATGAACTTGATAATCCTAATACAAGTTCACAGAGAAGAAGACACTTGGAAGGTGAACTTGATTCATTAGAAAAATATCAGGTTAGTCACCCAGATGATGATCATGATCCAACACCCCTGGAATTATATTGTGACGAAAATCCAGCAGCTTTAGAATGTAGAGTTTACGAAGATTAATAATGACATTTTACTCAAACAAACCTTATATCTTTGATTTTGATAAAGAGTATGAATATATTGGAATAGGTCAAATATCTGCCGAAACCTATAAACAATTTTGTATTCCTAATCGCGGTGGTGAGAAGGGAAAAGATGCTGTAGGTTGGTCTGAAAGATATAAGGTTCGTTTGTGTTTTTTAAATTCTGGAGATACTCCAGAAGATCAGTTAATTGATGCAATAAGACAGACTGATTTTCCTTCAGGGCAAGCTGGTCTACAGATGTATATGCCACTTGCTGCAGATTCTTTTGTAAATATTCATAAGAGTAGATTTAATAAGCAGTACTATATTACCAGTTTAATTAATAACTCTTTATGTGTTTTTCCTGAAAAGAAAGAAGGTCAGAATCAAAAAGGTTGCACACCAAAATCTGGATTTTCTGCTGGACTTGGCCAATGGGCAGTTGTTCCTTCGTCAAATATTGCGGAATCAAAAGTTGCAAACTTGAATGGAGCAGGAGCAGATTGTAAGTTTTCTCAGTCTGATGATGACTTTGCAAAGTTAGCTTCAAATTTTGCTGTTCCGTCTGCATGTAAACCTTTTGATAGTAATGCTATCAATAATGGTCTTAAGAATATGAAGAAAGACATTGAGGCTTTAAGAAATAAACTCAATGGACCTAATAGTGCCCTTTCAAATGCAGAAAACTTTTTAAACGAAGCCAAATCAGTAATCAATGGATTTGCTGATAAAATAACTGGATATGTAAAATGGTTGATTGGTTATATAAAAGATATGGTAATTAGGGGCATTAATTGGGCTCTTAATAAGGCAAAAGCAGCAGCATTTTTAAATCAAAGATTTCAACTTCAAGAAAAAAAAGCAACAGCAATTGATTTAATTCTTTGCCTCTTTAATAAAATTTTAGATAATCTTGCTGGACTAATAGAGAAATTTTTAACTTCTATTGTTGACCGTTATGTTAATATGGCAACCTGTGCGGTCGAAAAGTTTTTGACTGAATTAGTTGGTCAGATAATTGGTCAGATATTATCTGCAGTTAATGGTATTCTAAATGCTGTTTTGGGAACTATTTCTGCTATTAAAGGATTAATTGATTCTATTCTTGATGCTATTTCTTCTCTTTTAGATTTTCTTACTTGTGATGTGAAAGCAGAATGTGCTGAAGTTACCGAATGGAGTCCTTTAGAAGGATCTTCTTCTCCAGGAATTTCTTTGGATGTGAGTAAAATTATGAACTCAGCAAAATCAATTATTTCTTCAGCGACATCAATAGTAGATCCGAATAATTTCAAGTTTAATCTTGATATTAATTCCATGATTGCTGGTGTTGGTGACTCTTGTAATGTTGGACCAATTCTTTGTGGACCACCAAAAATTTCATTCTGGGGTGGAGGTGGAAAAGGTGCTACTGGAAATGCAATTGTAAGTGCTGCAGGTGACATCTTAGGTATAGATATTGTTTCTTCTGGATATGGATATACAAAAGCACCATTTGTGAATATTGAAGATTCTTGTGGAAAAGGAAAAGGTGCCGTTGCTATTGCTGAAATTGGTGATGTTCCTTATGTACCACCGACAACTGGAACTGATGGTACTGGTGGTGGAACTGGTGGTACTGGTGGTACTGGTGGTACTGGTGGAATTGTTGGAGGAACTGGTGGTACTGATATCGGACCAAAACCAGGAGAGATTGTGAAAGGAATTACTAAAATTGTTGTGATTGATAGTGGAACTGACTATCTACCTAAACCAGATGGAAGTAGAGGAGGTGATGGAAGAGTATGGGCAAGTAGATGTCAATCAACAATAAGAAGATCTGATGGTAATTGGGAGTATCCATACAGTCCTGGTGAGATCATGCAAATCAAAACAGGTGACTATGTTCAGTTTGCAGGACAGTCTCCATTTGTTGCTGCTTTTGATACGACAAGCACTGCTCCAGAGTGTCCTCCAGAAGATATTCAAGATCCAAACCTAGGAATTTATCCCGTAATATCTGAGCTTGTTGATGTTAAAATTACTGATCCTGGATTTGGATATAAAGATGGGGATAAAATTGTTGTTACTCCAGATAATGGAACAAAATTAACTCCAAAGTTTGGGTATAATGGTCAACTTATTGGTATTACTATAGAAAATACTGGTATAGGATTTACTGAACTTCCAGAGATTGGTATAGATAGTAATACTGGATATAATGCAATAATTAAACCAGTCTTTAGATTCTTAAGAGGAAATAATTTAATTACTAGAAGAGATACTGGAGTTGGAATTTTGGAAGTTGTAGATTGTGTAGGTAAAAGAGAATGAGTGATAGACATCAAACAAGTTGGGACTATTCTCGTATAGGCACAACACAAGGTGAATTAAGATTTGGTGATGTTGCATTTGATGGAACTAAACTTGCAGCATTGATTCGCAATACAAATCCATCTAAGGCATCTGATCACTTTATGGGGTTTGGTAGTTCTGGAAAATTTAATGGATCCACTTGGAATTCATGCCCTGGAGTATACCAAATTCTTTGTGGAACCACTCCTGTTGATGGAGTTTCTTTTGTAACCTATGCAAAAAATGGTGATATGATTATAGGTGCTCCAAATGGTAGAATCAGAATATTTGCAAAGGACATTGAGTTAATTGCTAGTGGTAGTAGTAATACTACTGGTTTTGTTCAAATTGCTGCCAACGGTGGTATTGAAATTAATTCAAGAACAAATATTAATATTCAAGCAGCGTCAAATATTAATCTTGCAGCAGAAAAACAAGTTCAAGTTGCCTCTCCTGGAAATATTAAAATTAGAGGACCTGGAAATTGGTTGGAGGATTGTGATTTTATTTTTGGACCTATTTCTGGAGCAGTAAGTCCTTTACAATTTATTGATGGTCTTAAAAAATTAATTGGTAGTATTGGAGGTTAATAATGCCCGATCTAGGTAATCTTTTAGTTGGTGGTCAATTTCAAGTAACAGCGAACCTTCCTGGAGGTGTTCCTGGATTGCCCGCAACTGTTTTAGGTGGTGGTGCTGGTACTCCTCCTATTAATGGAAGTGCTTGGGTTGAAGGACCAATGTTAATCGGTTCTCCTATTACATACCCTCTTCCAAGACCTACTGCAACTTTGATGATAGGTAGAAGCAAAAACTACTTAGCACCAGAAACAAATGCACTACCTATTTTGATGGTGAGTAGTAGAGGATCTGCACCTACTCCAACGGATCTTTTGATTGGTGATCCTGCGGGTGGTCCAGTTGGAATGACTATCAACTCTACACTTATCAATATTTTTAATGCAAAAACAGTTTCACTTATATCACCAAAGACAACTGCTGTAAGTAAACTAAATTGGATAGGCAAAGTAAATGTTGTAGGTAAAACAAATATCGCACCCAAATTAAATGTTGGTGGAAAATTAACTGTAGCTGGACTAGTCAAAATAGGTGGAAAACTTACTGTTGCTGGATTAATCAGTAGTCCTACAATTACACTTTTGAAAGCAAAAATTGCATCAAAAAAAGGATTTGATATTCCTCATCCAACAAAGAGTGAACATCGATTAAGATACATTTGTATAGAAGGACCTGCAGCAGAAGTTTATTTTAGAGGAAAACTTAGCGGGTCTAATATAATTAATCTTCCCGATTACTGGAAAGAATTGGTTGATGTTGAGACTATAGGAGTATCTTTAACACCCATTGGAGTGTATCAGGAATTATTTGTTGATAAAATTGAATGGGGGACACGTATTATTGTAAGAAATAATCTTGGTGGACCTATCAACTGCAACTTCGTTATTTTTGCGGAAAGAAAAGATACGCCAAAAAATATTGCAGAATATGAGGGGTTGACACCTAATGACTATCCAGGAGATAATAAAGAATATACTATTAATGGTGGTTGATGAATAAGGTACATGAAATATTTCCACTAGTTGTTTATCAAGGAGAAGTTGATTGTCATAAAGAATTTAAATCCAAATACTTGGAAGTTTTAAAGGAATATTGGTTTAATGGATATGAAAATGAAAGTCCAGAGTTTTCTGGTAAAATATTTTTACATCTCCAAAAAGAGTATAAAATTTTTTTTGATAGCTTGAAAAGAAATATTGATGAGTATATGACGCATTTGAATGTTGATTATACTAAACTAGATTATCATATTATAAAATCCTGGATTGGATATCATGACAAAGATACTCCAGAACTAAATCCACATTATCACAATGAATCTAATATTAGTTTCGTGTATTATTTGAATACAGATGAAACTTCTGATAAGTTTTGCATAAATCAACCATCCAATCAAAATGAAGTTGTTGGTGGATTATTTGAAACATCAAAACAAAGAAACTTACTTCTTGGATTTAACAGATATAATTGCGATTATTATACAATCACGCCAATTGAAGGAACCGTACTACTGTTTCCAAGTCATGTGCATCATTTTACACAAAAATTTACAGAAAGAAGAGATGAAAGAATAACAATTCCAGGTGATATAAAAATCACTTTAAAAAAAGAACATTCTAATTATCATCAAGGGTCAACGCACCCTTCACAATGGTTAGAGTTATGAAAATAAATATTCAAAAGTAGAAAAAAGATGGATCCAAGATATTATACAGTTCTTAATGATGATTTAAAGACTAAGTTGGATGATGCTCATAGTGCGATTGAGGATTCTTCTGAAAGAATTATCGAACTTGATGGCAATAAAGGAGCGTATGACGATATTATTACATCATTAGATAATGATGTTTTATCAGAAGTTAGAACAGTAAATGCTAAAATAGAAGCAGTTGGTGCTGCATATAAGAATCGTATTAATGTAGGATGCAGGACTGATGTTTTTTGGAGAAAAACTGGATTTGCTGGAACAACCTATACTTTAGTTGCAACTCAACTTTCTCTTGCTGGATATGCAGGTACACTTCCAAATGTTGAGTATTTTGATGGTGTTGGGTTTACAACTTATGGTAATTATAATACTTTTGGATATACTCCCGAAAATGCATATGGAATTAAATATTATGATGAACCAGTAACAAAGGATATTGGTGATACTTTTGTTACCAGTTTCATAGGAACGATTGCATTTGGATCAAACAAAATTACTGTTCTTTCAGTTGTTGGATCTTCTTCTACAATTGGAATTAGCACAGGACAATTAGTTACTTCTTCAAAATCAAGTGTTCTTCCTTCTTCAAGTAATATTATTGGGATAGGGACTACTTCTTTGGATAGATCTATTCTCGGAATAACTACAGGATCTGTAGTTACCAGTTTAACTCTTGATACTTTTGCCACAGAAACTGCTTCTGCTCCAGAGTCTGATGGATCTTATGTGACTTTTACGGTGTTAAAATCTACAACTGAGTTTAATTATGATGATTATGAAATTCAGTCCGATAAAGATCCGTATTCTCCTCAGACTATCGGAATTATGACGACGGGTACAATAGGAATTGGAGTTTCTATTGCATATGATAATACAGGATCAAATCCAAATCCAGTTTCTTGGAATCCAGATGCGGTAGATGAGGAAGATCCAAGCACTTTTGAACCTGATGTTGGTGCTGGAATTTATTATTCACTTGTTGGATTTACTTCATATCCAGTTAATCTTAACGGACAAAGAGTTGCCGTTGGATTTGTTACTGCGGTTGATGCAATTCAACTTCCTAGTTTATTGGCAACATCAACACCTTGCCCAACTCAAGAAACTAATTTAACAAATGCAATTACAGAACTAAATACTGCGAAGACTAATATTACATCTGGTATTAGTACTTTAAATTATAAAATAGATGTCGCCAATACTTTTAGGAACGAAAGAAAGCAAATTCAATCTGAAATTTGGGGATTAAGACAACAAATATCTGCGTATCGTGCTGATATAATAACTTATAATAAAGCACTCACCTATCTTGGTGTATCAACTGTAACTAATGTGGTATTATGAAATTTCAACATCCTTTAGATGAATCAAAAACTCTTCATTACGAACAACCATTAACGGATAAACATCTTTTGTTTGTTCAAGGTCGTATTTTAAATCAAAAATATATTAATCTTCCTCCCGAATGGGAAGGTTTAGTTAATCCATCTACAATAACTGTTCATTTGACTTCTATTGGAGCAAATCAGTCATTGATTGTTAAAAGAGTTCAGGGATTGACCGTTCATATTGATACAAATGGATTTCCCCCCGATTTTTATTATTTGATTTTTGCAGAAAGAAGAGATCTGCCTCGTCCACAAACCCTTGACACATGACCCCAAAGGTCCTATAGTACCTAGGTAATCAACGGACGACCGAATGCAAGACGAGTACCTCTCACGCTGCGTGGTGGACCCTATCAAGCGTACAGTGTATCTGTATTCTAACGAAGGGTCAGAGAAGCAAGTGACCTGTGATACGGTAGATGAATTTATGAATGTGCTAGAGTTTGTTCGTTCTGCAGTGGATGAAGAGACTCTCTCATACGCAAATCCACTTTAATTTTCATTTTTGGTCCAAAAATTTTCCCGGTAAAAATTGCCCTTATTACTTTTTTGAAAAAGTATGGTTTATAAAATTTCATACAAAGACCTCAAAGAGGAACCAGTCAAAACCACTCCCGAAAATGTAAAAGAAGCAAATGAAGCACTCTTTACAGCAAAGTGGAATCTCCCTAAAGCAGCAAAACACTGCGGAATGTCACAAAAAGAAATGAAGTTGACATTTTGGGAGTTTATCAAGTATAATCCTATTACTTACCAAGCGTAAGTTTTTTTGGGAGCGTGACGTAACTGGTAGCCGTATCAGACTTAAAATCTGCTGGTCGTATGACCGTGGGGGTTCGATTCCCCCCGCTCCTATGAGGTTCTACCTCTAAATAAACAAAAGTACGGAACCTTTATGAAATACCGTATTGATGCCAGATACATTTGGTATAATCGCGGAACCCAAATTGTTCTGATGTATTTCATAAATCAAATTCCTTTTACTTTTGATGACCTTCCAGACGAATCAATGTTCGATTTGGAATTAATCAAATTAGCAGATAACGAAAGAAGATTTGAACCAGAAGACCTTTATCAAGCATCATATTATTTGATGTTGGAAGAGTGTCATCCTCTTATGTTTGAACTTGAACTGGAAAATCCAGAAATGTTGCCTGTCGATTAATTTGCCTCTAAAGCATTGTGGTGATGCACCGCTCTTGTAAAGCGGAGACGACAGTTCAATTCTGTCTAGAGGCTTGAGTTCTATAACTCCAATGTCACTTATTTCACAACAAGACCGTCAAATGGTCATTGAAGCACTTGAATATTATGTTCAAAAACTTAAGGAAGATAACTGCACTCCTGCCTCTATCAGTGCATTCCAAACCCTCCTTAACTGGGTCGAATTGGAGCACTTCAAACATGAAAGTTAATCTTTGGTATTGTGAGTCCATGAAACAGTGGCGTTGGATTCTTACTGATGATTCAAGACCTATTCTGAAGCAAGAATCTGGACAACAACCACACCTTCGTGATGCTATGAATGATGTAGCAAATACTGTGGAATATATTTTAGAGTGTAAGCAACCTGAATGAAGTCCGACTTCTACATTGATAAAGTAACAAAGAAACAATCAGAAGATCTTTTATTGCAATATCATTACTTAAAAGATATTTCCAAAAGTTTTAAGTCTGGATATAATTATGGACTCTTTGAGAAAAATGAGTTCTCTCCTCTCAATATTGGCGGTCTTCGAGGAGTTTGTATATTTACTGGATTACCAGTACCTGAAATAGCAAAAGGAGCATTTGGACTTGAAAGAAACGAACAACAAGGACTCTTTGAACTCTCAAGACTTTGCATCCACCCTAGTACGCAGTCACGAGAATATAACATCACTTCTTGGTTTGTGTCAAAGGCGATTAGACAATTTCGGAAAGATACTGAAGTTAAAGCAATCCTTTCTTATGCTGATTCAGATCACCATTCTGGTACAATTTATCGCGCTTGCAACTTTAAGTACTACGGTCTCACGGATCGAAAAAAAGATTTCTATTATTCAGACGGAACTAAACACTCTCGTGGAAAAATAAAAGGACAAGAGGGTGAATGGAGAGATCGGAGTAGAAAGCACAGATATTTACTTGTATTTGATAGTGGATTACAAAAACGCTTGACATGGAAAGAAGAAGACGCTAAAATACTAAAGGCGATACAAAACCAAACCCCTTCCGTGTGACTTCGAAACCTCCTCATGGAGGTTTTGTTGTATGCGATAAATAAATTTTTAATAGGTTGAATTGATATGTCAGAACAACAAAATCATCTTTTAGAGTTGCTTGAAAAGCAAAACACTCTTATTGAAGAAATTAATTCTTTAAATACAAAATTAACAACAAAAAGAGATTTACTTCTCAAAGTTCAAGGTATCATTGAATATCTTGATCAACTTGGAGTCACTCTAGATGACCAAAAACAAGAGGATGAAGAAGAGGAAGAAGAAGTATAATTAATTTTATAAAACCTCTAGGATAACTAGAGGTTTTTTTATTGGATAAATAATCCATAACGGAACTTATAAACGAATAAGATGGGATTAAGTCGTCTTGATAATTTTCTGAAAAATACTAGAGGGGAAATTTTGTATGTCGATCCCTCTAGTAGTGATTCAACAGATTCTATAGAAAATCGCGGAAATAGTTTAACTCGTCCATTTAAAACTATTCAGAGGGCATTAATTGAAGCCGCAAGATTCTCTTATCAAAGAGGATTAGATAATGACCGATTTGGAAAAACCACAATCATGGTTTATCCAGGAGAACATATTGTCGATAATAGACCTGGATGGATTCCACTAAGCCCAAATGGAGGTTCTTTTCGTGCTAGATCTGGTGAAGTTGTAACTGATTTTCAACCTTTTGATCTTACTACAAATTTTGATATTAATTCTGATACCAATATTCTTTATAAGTTTAATAGTGTTAGTGGTGGCGTAATAATACCAAGAGGAACTTCTCTTGTTGGTGTAGATTTAAGAAAAACAAAAATTAGACCTAAATATGTTCCAGACCCTAGAAATTCTGCTATTGAAAGATCTGCTATTTTTAAAGTAACTGGTATTTGTTACTTCTGGCAATTTAGTATTCTTGATGCAGATCCTAATGGTTCAGTTTATAAGGATTACACTGCAAATACTTATGTACCTAACTTTTCTCACCACAAACTAACTTGTTTTGAGTACGCTGATGGTGTCAATGATATTAATATTGATGACAATTTCCTGACTTATTCTGTCAATAAGACAGATATGGATCTGTATTATGAAAAAATTGGTATTGCCTATGGTCCTGCAAGTGGAAGAGAGATTCCGCCAGAAGTTACTGGATCTCCCTTAGATATTCAACCAAAAATTGACGAATATCGTATTGTTGGATCTACAGGAGGCAATGTTGGCATCACCAGTATTAAAGCTGGTGATGGGGTTGTTTCTAGTAATGTAATTACTGTAAATCTGGAGCAAAATACTCTAGGTCTTGATGTAGATACTCCTATTAGAATTGAGGGTATTGCATCTTCTGGTTATGATGGACAGTATGTTGTTAGTGAAGTCGTAAGCACAACTCAAATTAAATATCAAGTTTCAACACCTCCAGTTGTACCTCTTCCTTCTGTGACAGGTGCGACTCTTAATATTTCTGTTGACACTGTTACTTCAGCATCTCCATATATCTTTAATATTTCCATGCGATCAGTGTATGGTATGTGTGGAATGCACGCTGATGGTAGCAAAGCAACTGGATTTAAATCCATGGTCGTTGCGCAGTTTACTGGCATTGGACTACAAAAAGATGATAATGCTTTTGTAAAATATAATCCATCTTCTGGACTATATGAGGATAATACTGTAAGTGGAAATGAAAATATTCATACAGATTCTCTTGCCAGATATAAACCAGAATATGAGAACTATCATATAAAATGTTCTAACGATTCTTTCATTCAGGTAGTTTCTGTTTTTGCTATTGGTTATGCACTTCATTTTGTGGTGGAATCTGGTGGAGACCAATCTATCACAAATTCAAACTCCAATTTCGGAGCAAAGTCACTTGTTGCTTTTGGATTTAGAGCTAATGCATATGAAAAAGATGATGTTGGATATATTACTCATGTTATTCCACCAAAAGAACTAGAGTTATCTGAAACTACTCTAGAATTTTCTTCTGTAGATGTTAATCAAACTGTTGGTGTTGCATCAACTGGTCGTCTTTATCTTTATAATGAAACAAACCAATCAATTCCACCAGATAATGTTTTGGAAGGTTATAGGATTGGGGCAAAAGAAAAAGATAGGTTAAATGTATTAATATCTCAAAGTGGAATTACGACTCAATATTCGGCAAGAATTGTTATGCCGAATACTCAATATACTGGAAATGAAATTACTTCCGAAAAATCATATCGTGTTGCTGTTGCTGGTGGAGTAAATTCTATTGGTAGCAACATAATTAATTTGACAACAAATCATTCGCTCTTAAATGGAGAAACTGTAAGAGTAATTAGTAATAATGGACATCTTCCTGATGGAATCATTCCAAATCAAATCTATTATGCTATTACTACTGGACTTTCTGCAAATCAATTAAAACTTGCTCAAACCTTAAATGATGCTCTTGATGATTCTGAGATTACCATAAACAGCAAAGGTGGTATTCTCACTGTCGTAAGTAGAGTGTCTGATAAAAATTCGGGTGACATTGGACATCCAATTCAATATGATACTTCAAATAACTCATGGTATATAAATGTTGGTACTGCAGTTACTGATAATAACATTTATCCCGCATTAGTTGGTTTTGGATCTGCCGTTCTTGGTTCAGCAACTTCAAGAACATTTATCACTCGTAGATCTGATACTCGATCCTTGAATGATTCTCTTTATAGAGTTCGTTATGTTATCCCTAAAGATTCTCCTGTAACAGCTAGACCTCCTTCTGATGGATTTATCATTCAAGAATCAAATTCTACAATTGGAAAAACAAATACTGAAATTGGATATCAGTTTAATCCATCATCAGTAACTCTTTCAAATGTAACAAATTTAAGAAATAATAGATTTATAGCAAATGCTTCTTGGCAAGAAAATTTTGCTGATGTCATCACAGAACTTCCTCACGATCTTTCTGTAGGATCTCAAGTTAAAATTTTAAATGTTACTAGTACAGGTAACTTAGCAGGAGCTGCAAATTCTGCTTTTAATGGTACATTTACTGTAACAGGTATTAGCAGCTCTAAACATTTTAGATATGCCTTAGGAGATAATCCAGGTACATTTACTAATAATACATCAATTCGCAATACTTCATTACCATATTTCCAAAGAAAAAAATATAAAGATACTTATTTGATTTATAGAACTCAAGAAATTAAAAAGTATATTAAAAATGATCAAGATGGTGTATATCATTTAACTCTTATTAATTCTTCTAACTCCCCAAGTGTAACGCCATTTACTGATCTTAAATTACTTCAACCAGTAACTAATTTATATCCTCAACTTAATAGGGACAACCCATCTTCTGATCCAGATCCTTCTGTTTCGTATGCTTTACCTGATCCAATAGGTCAAGTAGTTATTGATGATCCTCAAAACAGTATTACAAAAGAAACAATACAAAAGGTAATAAAGGATTTTAATATTGGCGTTGGTATTACAAATATTATTTCTGATTCTGTGGGTACATCTCATACTATCTTTACTTCAGTTGATCATGGATTGAATAGAGCAACCAATTTAAGTATTATTTCTGGTGGTTCTGGTTATGGTACTGGTATAGGCACGGAATATTTTTATAATGCAACATTGATAGGAGAGTCTGGTACTGGTAAAAATGCTACTGCTAGAATTAAAGTTGATAGTGGTACTATTACTGATATTAAGATAATAGATGGTGGTAGTGCATTTGGAGTTGGAAATACACTTGCGGTATCCGGAGTTCCTACTATTTCTGGTCACACTGCTGGTATTGTAAGTGTAACTTCAATTTATAACAGTGTTGATGAAATTATTAAAATCAGTGGAATAACCTCTGTTGGTTATAAGTCTTATAATTCTCTTTATAGAGTTTCTGGTGTTGTACAAGGAAATTCTAAACAAGTAGAAGTTACTCCTATTTCTCCAATATCTCCTACTGCTGAATCTGGATTAAATCAATTAATCCTCGGAAATTCATCTGCTTCTATTACTGGTAAAGCCATAGGAGTTTCTTCATTAACATATAATGCTTCTACTGGAATTGGAATTGTAACAACCTCAAATAATCATGGATTATTGGTTAATAATGTAATATCTTTAGGTGGAGCTGACAATTCTCTTTATAATGGATCTTTTACAGTTAAGCAGATTAATAGTTTAACTTCATTTGCAATTAATATTGGCGTCGGAACCACATCTCCAGTTGGATCTGGATCAATTTATCTTTATCGTCGTGGTATCGCATCAAATGCTGGTACAGTTACTCCAAACGATGAAAATCTTGGTGGCCGTTTAGTTACTAAGTATGATAGAGTAACAACGACCCTTTCTGCCTCTATTACAGGACCTACTGTAGGTACAATTACAATTCCAGTAACTGGATTGGATTTAAACATTGGTGATTATCTTGAAATTAATGATGAAATCGTAAGAATTAAATCGACTGTTACTAGTGATACTGTTTCAGTATACAGAGGTGTTCTTGGAACTTTAAGTGGATCTCACACTGCGGGATCTGTGGTCAGAAGAATTAAACCAACTCCAATTGAATTCAGAAGACACTCTATCATTCGTGCTTCTGGACATACTTTTGAATATGTTGGTTATGGTCCTGGTAACTATTCAACTGCATTCCCAGATCGTCAGGATCGTCAGATTTCGCCACAGGAAGAATTGATTTCACAATCATTTAAGTCTGAAGGTGGCATCAACTTCTTCACTGGAATGAATGACAAGGGTATTTCATACTCTGGTAATAAGAAGTTAAGTACAATCACTGGACAGGAAGAAATCTTTGATACTCCAATTCAAACAATAACTGGGGAAGATATTTCTAATCAACCATCTCTTAATGTAATCACTCCAGTTGAGGGTAACTTTAGTAATGCAATTCGTGTTGAAGGTGGTGCTGATAATAAAATTATTTCTAAATTTGATGGACCAGTTGTTTTCACAAACAAACTAACCTCTACCTCACCTAAAGGTTTAGAGGCAAGTTCGGTCTTTATTCAAGGTGATGCAACTATTTCTAGAAAATATACTGTAGGAATTGCAACTCCATCTAATGCAGGAAACCCTGGAGATGTTGTTTTCCAAGCAACTCCTGAAAGTGGTGGAACTCTGGGATGGGTTTATACCTCCGATAATAACTGGAGAAGATTTGGCCCTGTCAGCACTTCTACTACAAGTATAAATCTTACGGTTAATCAAATCAATTCAAATTCTTTCATTGGTTCATTTAGTGGTGATGGTTCTGGTCTCTATAATGTTTCCGATATTTGGAGAACGGATGCAGTCGGAGTTCATACATCAACTCCAATTGGTATTGGAACAACAAGTGCAAAATCTGGATTTGGACTTTATGTTGAAGGAAGCACTTCAATCAATGGAACTTTAAGAGTTTTTGAAATCATTGAAACTGCGACAATTACCTCTGGTATTTTGACTACAACAACAGTTCAGAATATTGATTTGGGTGATAATAATGTTTACTATTTTACTTCAGAAGCTCAAGGTAATTGGACTATTAATTTCCGTGGCAATTCGACTCAAACTTTGAATAGTTTCCTTTCGGTAGGTGAATCAACTACTGTTGCTATTATAACAACTCAGGGTGCTACTCCATATTATAATGCTACAGTTCAAATTGATGGTATTAACCAAGCACCAAAATATTATGGTGGAAATATAATTACTTCAGGTAATGCAAATGGAATTGATGTTTATACTTATGTAATTATTAAGACCGCGAACAATACTTATACAGTTTTATATTCTCAATCACAATATAGCTGAGGAGAGCAGTAAATGAGTCCACTTCTAGGTGCAATTGGAGATTCTTCAGAATACTCTTATAGAGGAAATCTTGATGATTTGCCTAATGATTTTTCTTTCACTAATGTGAGTAATGCCGAACCGGGTATAGCATATACTACTGGACCAGTGACTATCAGTGGAATTAACAATAAAATATTAGTGTCTGTTAGTGCTGGATCATCGATTGCGGTTAGTAGTGGAATATTTACAAGTGGACCTGTTTATGTTAGAAATAATCAAACGATTTCTATTAGGATTCCAACTACCAAAGGAACTGATGCAGATTTTTCTAAATCATATTTTTCTAGAGTTAAAGTTGGTAAACTAAACAAAGATTGGGTAGTTACTACAAGAAATAAAGATTTAACTCCGGATCCATTTACATTTACTAGTTTTTCTAATCAGGAATTGGGTGTTGTAAGAACTAGTAATACGATTACAATTACTGGAATAGAAACTTCTGTTCCTACAAATGCATCGATTACTTCTGGTATTGGATCTTTCAGTAAAAATGGAGGTCCGACAGGTGTTGCTGCAACAGTTGGAAATGGTGACACTATTGCAATAACTCTTTCAGGACCTACAAATTATTCGGAAGTTAATAACACCACATTTACTGTAGGAACTTATACCGCATCATTTTCTGTTTCAACTAGAGCATCTGATACAACTGTCGATCAATTTTCTTTTCCAAATTATGTAAATGTTGGTCTCTCATCTTCTTTTGATAGTGTTCCAATAGTATTATCTGGTGCAGATACTAATACTTTTACAGCTCCTGTGCCATTGACTGCGACAGTTTCTGGTGGATTTTTGAAAGTTGTAAGAGCATCGTCTATCGTTAGAGATTTTAATGCAAATCCAACAACTGTTTATAATGGTGATGTTTTAACTTTGCGATTAAATTCTTCTCCTAGTTATAGTACAAATACATCTGCAATTCTAACAATTACTGGCGCAAATACTCCTGTGGGTGTTACTAGTACTTTTAGACTTACTACAAGACCGATTATAAGTGACACTATTCCAAATCAGTTTCAGTTTGTGGATAAATCTGGACAAGGAAGAAATATATCTACTATTAGTGATCCTATTACTATTTCTGGAATTACAACTCATGCTAATGATTTTGCAAGTGCATTCTTAACAAATAATAATGATGGTGGACAATTTAGAATCACTAGAGGAGGTGTTGTTGTAAGGGATTTTAGTGCAGATCCTGCTCAAATTCGCAATGGTGATGTAATTAATTTAAAAATTACTACTTCTCCAGCTTCAAATGGTTCAGTTTTAACTAGATTTAATGTTTCCGGTACTGATAATACTGATATTAATAATATCGTATCTCAAACAATTAATGATACCTGGATCGTTCAAAGTGCTGTTAGAAATTGTACATTAGTTGCTCCAACATTTACTAATGTTTCAGATGCAGATCCCGCTTCATTAAAATCTGTAACTTTTACTCCAGTAAGCTATGATAGTGATTGTGGAGTTGTTGTTAATACTTCAAATACAAGTTCATATTTAAATGTAAATGGTACTATTGGAAATAATTTAACAGTTCTTCCTGGAGTTGCATGTACTGTTTTCATGACAGCTCCAGATTTCTCGACAACAAGAACAACAACTGTAACTCTAACTGCTAATAATAATATACCATCTCCAATTACAACATCTTCTAATTGGTCAATATCTTCTAGATCTACTAATGATCCTACTGCTACTATTACCGCAAATCCTTCTACAATTTCTTGTAATGAAAGTAGCACACTAACTTGGTTCACTACTAAAGCCGCAAGCATAACAACGAATGGATTCACCGGAGTAACTACATCAGGATCACTTTCTGTTGGACCTTTAAAACAAACTACAACTTTTTCAATTACTGCTAGAAGCACTGATAATACTACAGCAACTTCTTCTATAACAGTTTTGGTTAATAGTACTGCTGATGTTCAGTTAAATGCTAGTTCGACAAGCATTGCGTATAACGGAAGTGTAACCTTAAGTTGGTCATCATCCAACGCAAGTAGTGTGGTTTCTAACTTTGGAGTAAGTGCTACATCGGGATCAATTACTTTGAATAATTTAAAATCTACAACAACTTATACAATAAGAGCAGTTTCAAATAGTGGATGCGCAGATTCTGCAACTAAGAGTGTTACAGTGAATGTTGCATCTTGCACAAAAACAACAAATGTAGAAAATGTTGCAGCTGGTGTAGCAATAAATTATACTTTATCTGATGCTGGACAGGGTTATGCTTATTATTATACTGGTGCCTCTGGTTATGGGTTGGCCAGTGAATCGAGAAGATCTTTGAATACTACTGGAGCTCAGACTTATGATGGAAATAGTGTTCCATCAAAAACTGAGACCTATTTTACTGTTCCTAATAATGTTTATTCAATTAATTGTGAGTGTAATGGTGGTGGTGGTGGTGGTGGTGGTGGTGGAGATCCCCGCTTAGGTGGTGGTGGTGGAGGAGGAGGTAGAGCATTTGGTACTATTTTCACTTCTCCCGGAAGAATATATAAAATTATCTATGGTCCTGGTGGTGCTGGTGCTCCTGGTGGTGATGCTGGAAGGACTCCAAATCTTTCAGGGGGAACGGGAAGTTTTGGGATGACTGGTCAGGGTTCAGCGATTCAAACTCAAAATTCTGATGGTACTTGGAGTGATCTTCTAAGAGGAAGAGGTGGTTATGGTGGAGGAAGAAGTTTGGGAGGTACTGGTGGTGGTGGAACTCCCAGTTCATGGCAAACATATAATGGAACAAATGTTAATAATACTGGTAATGGTGGAGTTAATAATGGAAGTGATGGATCGGTAACTAATGCAGGAGCACTTTATCGTTCTGGTGGAAATGGTGGAGGAAAAAATACTAACGGATCTAATGGAATAGGAGGTTGGATCTCTATTTCATGGACACAATCTATTAAAGGAGCTAGTTGGAGCGATCTAATAAGCAGAATTGCTCAACAGTATAAAAATTCTTTCAATAGACCTCCCACTTCTCAAGAAATGAATTATTGGATTGAAGTATATGTAAATTACAGTTATAATACTGTAACTGAAATTCAATCTGCAATTGCAGGTTCTGGTGCTTTTTACTCTAGTACTGGTGCAATTGATGAGTGTGGAACTAGAGTTTAATATACCTAAATAAAAAAAAGGTAGGCGCTCTCCTCCAATGGGTATTCAAAAGAACTTTATTATCCGTAATGGATTAGAAGTAGACGGTAATATATTCGTTGTTGATGCAATAACCAATAATGTTGGTTTGGGAACATCAAATCCAAAGAATACTTTGGAAGTCATAGGTGGAATTGCAGCCACACACATCAGTGTTCTTGGCGTAAGCACTATAGTCAGTGAACTTAATATCGGACTTGGTGGTACAGTAATTACTTCATTAAATTCTGGACTTACTGGTTTTAATACCACATCTCCAGCGTATATTGTTGATATTCGCTCACCAGTATCAACAGGACAAACTGCATTATATGTTCAAGGTGATGTAGAAATTACTGGTGATTTATATGCAGATGATATAAATCTAGATCAAGCAACTTTTAATAACATAGAAGTTGTTGGCGTAGCAACAGTTGGAATTTTAACTGCGAATGATCTTTATGCTGGATTTACTACTACATCATCGCTAGCAGTTGTTGATCCAACATTAGCAGTATTAACTGTTGGACACAATGTAGATGGATCTGGTCAAGATCATCTTGGAATTTATTATGATAATTCTTTAGGAACTCCTGGTACCGGTGGAACTGCAAATATCTTTACATCAAATGGAGATCTAAGATTTGATGTTGTTGATGGAACTTCTAACTTTATTTTTGGATCTCAATTTGTTAATGATCATGTAACTATAAATGGTTCTGATGGATCAGTGACAGTTTCTGGAGCACTATTTGCTAACTCAGTTTCAGTTACTGGTTTAGTTACTACAACTGATGCTTATATTGGATTTGGAACAGTCGTTATATTTCAATCTGATGATGGTATTATAACAACTCTAAGTGGATCAAACTTAGAGTATAGTGGTATTGGTACTATTAATACTGTATCAAGTGATCTTGCACAAGTAAACACTGGTATCGTAACTAATCTAATTACCTCTGGTATTGGTACTATTAATACTGTAGCAAGTGATCTTGCACAAGTAAACACTGGTATTATAACAACTCTAAGTGGATCAAACTTAGAGTATAGTGGTATTGGTTCCTTTGGTAGCGTAAATGCTGATATTGGTAGAATTAATACTGGTATTATAACAACTCTAAGTGGATCAAACTTAGAGTATAGTGGTATTGGTTCCTTTGGTAGCGTAAATGCTGATATTGGTAGAATTAATACTGGTATTATAACAACTCTAAGTGGTACTACATTAAATTATTCTGGTATTGGTACTATTGTTAATTTTAATGCAACTAATGTAATTGTATCTGGTGTTACTACAACGGGTTCTTTAGCAGTTAATACTGAATTTGATGTCTATGCAGCAGACTCAACTTTTCATGGCAATTTAACAATTGATGGAAACTTATCAATTGGTGGCACATCAACAATTATTAATGCGGCACAAGTAAGAGTAGAAGATAAAGATATTGTTCTTGGATTTACTACGACAATAACACCAAGTGATGATACTGCAAATCACGGTGGTATTGCGATTGCATCAACAGAAGGTTATCCACTAATCTCAATGTCAGCATCTGGTATTAATACCTTACCGGATACTTATAAACAAATTATGTGGTTAAAGCGCAATACAATGGGTGCTGGAACCACTGATGCATTCTTATTTAATTATGCTGTTGGTGTTGGAAGTACACAAGTTCCAAATGGAGTAACATTTGCTGCCGGTAGTATACAGTTTACTGATAATGTAATCAACACTACAAATCTAAATGTAACTGGTGTTGGTACTATTAATACTGCGGTAATTAATACTGGATATGTAAACACTGGTATTATTACGACAATCAATGGTTCAAACCTTGATTATATTGGTATTGGATCCTTTGGTAGTGTTAGAACCGGTCAATTAAATGTTTCTGGCGTTTCTACCTTCACCAATACAATTGAGTTTGATTCTGGACTTAAAGATTTTTATAATCAAGTAGGTGCTGCAGGATCAGTTTTAGTTTCTACAGGCGCTGGTGTAAGTTGGACTACTCCGTTCGCGGCAGGTATTCAAGGTATTCAAGGTATTCAAGGTGTTCAAGGAACTCAAGGAATCCAAGGTGTTCAAGGAACTCAAGGAATCCAAGGTGTTCAAGGAACTCAAGGAACTCAAGGAACTCAAGGAACTCAAGGAACTCAAGGAACCCAAGGAATTTTAGGTCTTCAAGGAACTCAAGGAACCACAGGAACAGGTACTCAAGGTATTCAAGGTATTGAAGGAACAGGTACTCAAGGTATTCAAGGTATTGAAGGAACAGGTACTCAAGGTATTCAAGGTATTGAAGGAACAGGTACTCAAGGTACTACAGGTTCTCAAGGTATTCAAGGACCATCTGGCGATGGCGGCGGCGGCGGTGGATCTCAAGGTACTCAAGGTACTCAAGGTACAACTGGAACAGGTACTCAAGGTACTCAAGGTACAACTGGAACAGGTACTCAAGGTACTCAAGGTACAACTGGAACAGGTACTCAAGGTACTCAAGGTACAACTGGAACAGGTACTCAAGGTACTCAAGGTACAACTGGAACAGGTACTCAAGGTACTCAAGGTACTCAAGGAACCACAGGAACACAGGGAACTACAGGGAGTGCTGGTTCAATTACTGATGATACCTCATCTAATTCTACTTTATATCCACTTTTCCAAAATGCAACTTCTGGAACTTTGTCTGGTGTTAATGTATCTTCATCAAAACTACAGTTCAACCCAGCAACAGGAAACCTTTCAGCAACTCAATTTACATCATTATCTGATAAAACTCAAAAGACCAATATAAGATCCATAGATAATTCAGTTGAACTTGTGAAACAACTTGAAGGTGTGCGTTACGATTGGATAAATAATAATAAACCTTCAATTGGTGTGATCGCACAAGATATCGAAAAAGTACTTCCAGAAGTAGTTGAAACAAATAGTAATGGTTTGAAATCAGTCTCTTATGGAAATATTGTTGGTGTATTAATTGAAGCAATTAAAGAACAACAAATTCGTATTGAAGAATTGGAGAGAAAGTTAAATGCCTAATCAGTTTTTATCTCCAGAAGGAGATTTAGAAAATTATTTTATAACTGAAAGTTGGTTAATTGACCAGTGGGTTGGTGATACCTTATGGACTTGGGGTCATAACGCTACTGGACGACTAGGAGACAATACAACAACCAATAGATCCACTCCAGTCACAACACTTGCCGGTGGCGCAAACTGGAAACAAGTTTCTGCTCTTCAGTATCATACAGCAGCAATTAAGACTGATGGAACTCTATGGACTTGGGGTGCTAATTCTTTTGGTGCTTTAGGTGATAATGATACAACCCAAAAGAATACTCCGGTCACAACATTTGCAGGAGGAACCAACTGGAAACAAGTTTCTGGTAGTGTATACTGTACAACAGCAATCAAAACAGATGGAACTCTATGGACTTGGGGTCGTAATGCTTATGGACAACTAGGAGACAATACAACAACTCAAAGAATCACTCCAGTTACTACATTCGCAGGAGGAACCAACTGGAAACAAGTTGCTGGTGGAAGAGAACATACAGCAGCAATCAAAACAGATGGAACCTTATGGACTTGGGGTGTTAATAATTCTGGACAACTAGGAAACAATACAACAACTCAAAGAAATACTCCGGTTACTACATTCGCAGGAGGAACCAACTGGAAACAAGTTGCTGGCGGAAGTAATCATACAGCAGCAATCAAAACCGATGGAACCCTATGGACTTGGGGTTCTGGTTTTTTTGGTTCTTTAGGAAATAATGATACAACCGATAGACTAACTCCAGTCACAACATTTGCAGGAGGAACCAACTGGAAACAAGTTTCCGGTGGATATAATCATACTGCAGCAATCAAAACCGATGGAACCTTATGGACTTGGGGTAATAATAATTCTGGACAAATAGGAGACAATACAACAACTCGAAGAAGTATTCCAGTCACAACATTTGCAGGAGGAACCAATTGGAAACAAGTTTCTGGTGGATACAAGCATACAGCAGCAATCAAAACTGATGGAACCTTATGGACTTGGGGTCGTAATTATTCAGCACAACTAGGAACCAATAATACAACCGATAGATCCACTCCAGTCACTACATTTGCAGGAGGAACCAACTGGAAACAAGTTTCTACTTCTTTGGGATCTTATAGCGGTGGATCTGAACCTTGTCATACAGCAGCAGTCACATCAGGCACCGATCCTACCTTCTTCATCTCATAAATAAAAGAAAAACTATAAGGATATGTACGCACTCGTTAATGGTCAAGAATTACTATTAGGACCCATTGGTTTTAATGTTAGAATGATTAACTCCGAACTGGAAGAACTTGAACTTCCTGAAAGATTTAGAGTTAGTTCTTCTGACTATCAGAATGTTCCTTTATCAATTACTGATGAAGTAAAAATTCTTCCTACAAGAAATCAGCAACCAGAATTTGATCCGAGATATGAGTATCTTTATGGTCCTGTTCACGAAATCAAAGAGGATGAAGTAGTCTTTAATTATTGGAAAGCAGATAGAACTCTAGAAGATATTAAAGAAGTATATAAATTACAAGTAAAACCAGAAAGGCAACGCAGAGAAAATACTACAATTAAAGTTACTGTAAATGATACTGAAGTTACTGTTTCTACTGATAGAGAAAATAGACTTGCTCTGACTTCAAAAGTAGTTTCTGGTGACGGTCCTTTTAATTTTAAGTTTGCGAATGGTGTATGGGTAGAAGTGACAAAAGCAGATCTTCAAACTATTATTGCCGCAATTGATGCAAAAGTTCAAGAAGCATATGATTGGGAACTTGCAAAACTTCAAGAAATTGATGCTTGTGAAACAAAAGAAGCAGTTTATGAAGTTGAAATTACTCCTCCAGTTTCAAATCCAGTAACTCAAAATGCCTAATATTAATTTTACAAGTTCATCTGATGGCGATTTAGGTAATCGTTTTATATCTAAAGACTATTTGATGTCTGTGTATCCGCAGATTGCTGGTCAGTTAATCACTCCGGAATTATGGACTTGGGGTCGTAATATATTTGCTATTGGAGACAATACAGGAACCGATAGATCCACTCCAGTCACAACACTTGCTGGTGGCGCAAACTGGAAACAAGTTGCTGCTGGATACCTTGTTACAATAGCAATCAAGACTGATGGAACCTTATGGACTTGGGGTCGTAATAATCTTGGACAATTAGGAACCAATAATACAACCGATAGATCCACTCCAGTCACGACATTCGCTGGAGGAACCAACTGGAAACAAGTTTCTGGTGGAAGGGGGACTAGTGTAGCAATCAAAACTGACGGAACCTTATGGACTTGGGGCGATAATTCTTATGGAAAACTAGGAGACAATACAGCAACCAATAGATCCACTCCAGTCACTACATTCGCTGGAGGAACCAACTGGAAACAAGTTGCTTGTGGAGGTTATCATACAGCAGCAATCAAAACCGATGGAACCTTATGGACTTGGGGTCGTAGTTTTTTTGGTGCTATAGGAGACAATACGACAACCAATAGATCCACTCCAGTCACGACATTCGCAGGAGGAACCAATTGGAAACAAGTTGCTGGGGGGCAATTCCATACAGCAGCAATTAAAACCGATGGAACCTTATGGACTTGGGGATCTAATGGTGGGAGGGCAATAGGAGATAATACATTTACAGACAGACTAACACCCGTCACAACATTCGCAGGAGGAACTAATTGGAAACAAGTTGCTTGTGGTACTCATACAGCAGCAATTAAAACCGATGGAACCTTATGGACTTGGGGATCGGCTGGATTTGGTGGACTAGGAGTCAATGACAATACTCAAAGACTAACTCCAATCACTACCTTCGCAGGAGGAACCAACTGGAAACAAGTTTCTTGTACTATTAATAATATTGCAGCAATCAAGACTGATGGAACCTTGTGGACTTGGGGGTGGAATTTTTATGGACAACTAGGAGACAATACAACAACCAATAGATGCACTCCAGTCACAACATTCGCGGGAGGAACCAATTGGAAACAAGTTTCTGGTGGAGAAACTCATACAGCAGCAATAAGAACCTCTGACGATTTACAGGGCATCTAATATCTGATATAATACTTCTATATCATACTCAAAAATATGAATCCACTTGAACTAGTTGCAAAGACCTTATATTCATTTAAAGAACAACAACTAACTTTTGAACTTCTTGATGCCTTTGGAAAACAAGCACAAGCATTTTCACAGTATGATGAGATTGCAAAGATATTTTTTGAACTTAAAAACTTCTCCAAAGCAATTGAGTATGGAGAAAAGTCTCTTAAGTTAGCACAGACAAAGGAGGAGAAATATACTACCTCTATGAATCTGATTAATGCTTATAATCAATCAAATCATCCAGAGAAGTCTATTACTCAAATTGAAAAGTGTAAGAAGGTAAATCCAACAGACACTGAACTTCTTCTGGAAGAAACTTTTGCATATTCTGCACTGAATCAGAAAGAGAAATCAGAAAAACTTCTATTCAATCTCCTTCAAAAGAAACTACCAGAAGAGATTGAACGAAAAGCATATCATAATCTATCCGGACATTACTTCCGTAAGGATGATATTCATACTGGTCTTCAACACTTTCTCAAAGCAGGAGAGGTTGAGGCATACAAAAATCAAAAGCATCCTGATTTTGAAAAGTGGGATGGAACTGTAACTCAAGGAAGAACCATCATCGTTGATAATCAATGTGGTGCTGGGGATGAGGTTATTCATATTCGGTTTATGAAGCATCTCAAAGAACTTGGAATGAAACCAATTTGGAGTTCTACTCGTAGAGAACTTGTAGAACTCTTCAAACATAATGGTTATGATGCTGTTTGTATTTGGGACAAACCAGAGTTTCCAAAAGATGCCTGTTGGGTTTATGGTCTTGCACTTCCTTATTATCTTAATTTGGAACTCAAAGATATGGGAAGAGAACCTTATCTTTCAACAATTCCAGAGTTTGATAAAAAGTGGGAGTGGATGAAAGAAGATACTGGGTATAAAGTTGGTATGTTCTGGGCATCTAGTTCTGGATTTGAACAGAATTCTTTCAGGTCAGTAGAACTCAAAGATTATATGAGTGTTCTGAGAAACAAAGGATACTCATTGTATTCACTTCAAACTTATACTGATAATAAGGATGCAAATGATTATCCAGAAATCAAACAGTCACTGTCAGTTCCTAACAGAGAATATGCTGACACATTCTCAATCATTATGAACCTTGATTTGGTTGTGACTTCTTGTAGTTTTGTTGCTCATGTCGCAGCATCTATGGGTAAAGAAGTTTGTGTTTTTGTTCCGATTATGGAATATTATGTTTGGACTTCTTCTACTGGAAAGTGTATGTGGTATGGGGATAATGTTCATTTGTTTCGTCAAAAGAAACCAAGAACTTGGGATGCACCTATCAAAGAGTTTGGAGAGTTTATGAATGATAAAGCAGTATGACTTATCTTTTTTAAATCTAGAAAAGATACTCAAAATACTTTACTCAACACAAGCAAGAGAACATGGACTTGTAACTGGTGGAGTTTCAAGTTATAATTATGGAATGCCTATTCTAGAACATCCACAACTCTTTGACTTAAAAAAGATTATTCAGAAACACTTGAATGAGTATTATCAAAAACCACTTCAAATTATTAACAGTTGGTTTAATACAATGAATGTGGGTGATGAACTAAAAATACACAAACACGAAGACAGTATCGTAAGTGGTGCTTTCTATGTAAATGTGGGGGAAAATTCAGTTCCTCTTATTTTTTCTACAGAACAAATCAAACCAAAAAATGGTTTGTTAGTTTTATTTCCAAGTGAAATGGAACATTACACTGAACCAGAAAAAGAACAAAGAACCGTAATCAGTTTTAATACAGACTACTTATGAGATTTCATACCTTTTATACAAAAAATCTTCCAGAGCAACTAATGGAAGATCATAAGAAAGTCTGTAATCATATTGGCATTGATGTGACTTATCATATTCAAGATGCAATAGATGATTATGATACTCTTTATACTGCTCACGGAAAGTTTATGACTTCTGTGATGGAGCAAGAAGAAGTTTCTTGCTTCTTAGATATTGATTGTCTCCCACATAGTAAAGAACTTCTAGAAAAAGCATACAACTGGGCAATAGAAAATAAATCTTTTGTTGGTAATGCTCAAAATATTTCTCATACGCATATGAGAAATCATATCTATGCTGCTGCTTCTTGTTTGATTGTTACCAAAGATGCTTGGAATACTTTGGGTAATCCAGACTTTGCTTGGTTTATTCAGAATGGAGTTCAAATAGATACTGCACAACTTCTTACATTGAGAGCAGATCAGATTGGAATGCCTTATCAATTAATGTATCCAGTTGGTTATGATGGTCCGGAAGAATACAAACTTTCTGGGTATGGAATGTATGGAACAGGAACTTTATATCCTGCAACTTATCACTGGTTTAGAATTAGTAAATTTAAAGATCAAATACCAGACCTTTGGACAACACGAGTAAATAATATATTAGAAGGTCAAAAGATTATTTCACATCATTCATCGTGCTTTTATGAACTATAAGTTTTTGTTTTTAGTTGGATCTGCGATTAATCATTTTAAGGAAGATGATTTAAGTGCATTTAAATCGGAAGAAAGATTTCAGCAGACATTAGATACTATTCAATCAATCAAAGATAAAGTTCCCGATGCTTATATTCTAATCTATGAAGGTTCTGAAACTCTTATTAAAGAAGAGTATAAGGAGAAGTTTATAGAGAAAAGTGATTTGTTTATTGAATGTGGTGATGACCCATATATGAAATCTCTATATGAAAATCTTCATAGAGACCCAGATAAATTTACATTTGTAAAATCTATGTTGGAATGTAGATGTTTGCAATTAGTTCTAAATCATATGATGGAGCATAATATTTTTAATGATGCAACAAGAGTATTCAAACTAAGTGGTAGATATAAACTGAATGAATACTTTGATATTAATGATTACAAAACTAGGTTCTTGATGAATAAGTATGTAATGAAATATTATGACTATGAAGAAAGATTTGAAGATATTGAAAACATATATGCAACTCTTTATGGATGTAAGGGAAGTATTGTGACTGGTTTGTGGTCATTTGATAGATTTTTGTTCAATGATATTTTCAATGTTCTTCAAAGAAGTTTTGAATATATGGAGAGGGCAATTCAATTGACTGCTGGAATTGATATTGAACATTCTTTTTATCATTTTATAGACAGAGATAAGATTTTAAATGTTCCAGTTCTTGGATTTGATTTGATTAAAGGTATGGATGGAGATAGATATTCATTATGAAAATTGCAATCTTTTATCATACTTTTCAGTCAGGTATGGGTGCTTTTGTGTATCAATCTCAAATTCATAGACTTTATTGTTCTGGATTAATTGATGCTGCTGATTACATTCATATTGGTGTGAATGGTGATCAAGAGATGTTTAATGTTCCTGAAAAAGCAAAAGTAGTTTATAATACTAATTGGAAAGAAGAAACAGAAACTCTGATTGCACTTAAGAATTTTGCTTATGAAAATCCAGACTATAAGATTTTGTATTTTCATATGAAAGGAGCAAGCAAAGAAACTCTTGTTGCAAACTCTTGGAGATTGATGATGGAATACTTTGTGATTGACCGATGGAAAGAGTGTGTAGAATATTTGAATAACTATGACTGCGTAGGACAGACCTATAAACCTCTAGGACCGACTTTATGGGGTGATGGGACTATGACGAGTAACGAAGGTCTTGGATGCTACTGTGGGAACTTCTGGTGGGCAAATGCTTCATATATACAAACACTAGACCATAGTTATTTGAATACTGATTATCGTTTTGATAGAGAGTTTTGGATTGGAACGAATAAGAATGTAAAAGCAAAGTCATTTATGGAGTATACTGATAGTGATTACATTGCCGACAATCATCCCATTCCATTAAAGAAAGGTATGAGTGACTATGAACCTTATACACATTACTTTAGTGAGGTGGAATACTTATGAGAGAGTGTGGAGAATGCACTGCCTGTTGCACTTGGTTACAGGGTTCTGCTTATGGATATGAGTTTGGTGGTGGAAAGTCTTGTAAGTTTTTGTGTGATACTGGGTGTAGTGTTCATAAGGCAAGACCAAAATTATGTGAGGGATATTTCTGTGCTTGGGCACAAGAACTTTTAGCAGAAGAAATGAGACCTGATAAGTGTGGTGTTCTTGTTTCAGTAGAAAATAATGAGAAAGGTCAGTATCTTAAACTGGTTTCAATTAAAAAAGAAATAAATAAAGATATACTAGAATATTTTAGAAATTGGAGTAGTATCATGAATACTTCTGTTTTTTACTCAAAAGATAATAACTGGGAAGTTCTCTAATGCCTACCAATTTTTCCACTAGTATTTTTGGAACAACTGCTGCTGTTGATGATCTTTTTGTAACTGCTGATGCTTTTAGGCAGGGAAACTTATGGACTTGGGGTCGTAATTCTTATGGACAACTAGGAACCAATACAACAACCCAAAGAAACACTCCAGTCACAACACTTGCTGGTGGCGCAAACTGGAAACAAGTTACTGGTTGCCATTTACAAGCTATGGCAGCAATCAAAACTGATGGAACCTTATGGACTTGGGGTCGTAATTATGCTGGAAGACTAGGAGACAATACAACAACCGATAGATCCACTCCAGTCACAACATTTGCAGGAGGAACCAACTGGAAACAAGTTGCTGGTGGATATAATTTTACTGCAATCAAAACTGATGGAACCTTATGGACTTGGGGGAGTAATGCTAATGGAACGATAGGAGACAATACAACAACCAATAGACTAACTCCAGTTACTACATTTGCAGGAGGAACCAACTGGAAACAATCTACTAACGGTGACTGGAACACTGCTGCAATAAAAACTGATGGAACCTTATGGATTTGGGGGATTCCTAACGGTGCAGGAATTAATCAAGCATTCACTAATAGACTAACTCCAGTTACTACATTTGCAGGAGGAACCAACTGGAAACAAGTTGTTTGTGGATATAGATATACAGCAGCAATCAAAACTGATGGTACTTTGTGGACTTGGGGTTTTAATTCTTATGGACAAGTAGGAGACAATACAACAACCCAAAGACTAACTCCAGTCACTACATTTGCAGGAGGAACCAACTGGAAACAGATTGGTTTATCCGCAAGGGCGTGGTCTGTATCAGCAATCAAAACCGATGGAACCTTATGGACTTGGGGTTATAACGCTACTGGACAACTAGGAGACAATACAGCAACCACTAGATCCACTCCAGTTACTACATTTGCAGGAGGAACCAACTGGAAACAAGTTTTTTTTATTGGTGCAACGAGCGCAGCAGCAGTCAAAACAGATGGAACCTTATGGACTTGGGGGCAAAATTCTACCGGACAACTAGGAAACAATACAACAACCACTAGATCCACTCCAGTTACTACATTTGCAGGAGGAACCAACTGGAAACAAGTTGCTGGTGCAACTGGTCATACAGCAGCAACCACATACATAGACGATTATCAATAATATGCCAAACTTTTATAACTTTTTACAAGACGGTCTCTCATATAACTTTGACGATGTTTTCGTCCCTGCTGATGCTTTTAGGCAGGGGAACTTATGGACTTGGGGTAATAATTCTTCTGGACGACTAGGAGACAATACAGCACCCAATAGATCCACTCCAGTCACAACACTTGCTGGCGGAGCAAACTGGAAACAAGTTTTTGCTGGAGTAAATAATACAGTAGCAATCAAAACAGATGGAACCCTATGGACTTGGGGTTATAATATTACTGGACAACTAGGAGACAATACAACAACTGATAGATCCACTCCAGTCACCACATTCGCAGGAGGAACTAACTGGAAACAAGTAAGTGCAGGAAATCTACATACATTAGCAATCAAAACTGATGGAACCTTATGGACTTGGGGGAGTAATGCTTATGGACAACTAGGAGACAATACATCAACCAATAGATCCATTCCAGTCACTACATTCGCAGGAGGAACCAACTGGAAACAAGTTGCTTGTGGTCAAATTCATACAGCAGCAATTAAAACCGATGGAACCTTATGGACTTGGGGTCGTAATAGTAGTGGACAACTAGGAGACAATACAACAACCCAAAGACAAACTCCAGTCACCACATTCGCAGGAGGAACTAACTGGAAACAAGTAAGTGCAGGAAGTCTACATACATTAGCAATCAAAACTGATGGAACCTTATGGACTTGGGGTCGTAATAATAGTGGACAACTAGGAGACAATGCAGCAACTGATAGATCCACTCCAGTAACAACATTCGCTGGAGGAACTAATTGGAAACAAGTTGCTTTTAGTGCTAATGGATATCATACTGCAGCAATTAAAACCGATGGAACCTTATGGACTTGGGGTCGTAATTCTTATGGACAACTAGGAGACAACACATCAGGGACCAATAGACTAACTCCAGTCACTACATTCGCAGGAGGAACTAACTGGAAACAAGTTGCTAGTGCTGGCAATTATACAGCAGCAGTCAAAACTGATGGAACCTTATGGACTTGGGGTCGTAATAGTAGTGGACAACTAGGAGACAATACAACAACCAATAGATCCACTCCAGTAACAACATTCGCTGGAGGAACTAATTGGAAACAAGTTGCTAGTGGATATTCTCATGCAGCAGCAACAACCTACATAGATGATTATCGGTAAAACATTATTTCTTAATTATGAAAACATTATTTTTCCTTTCTGGTCTTCCAAGATCAGGTTCTACTTTACTTGGTTCAATTCTTTCACAACATCCAAAGTTACAAGCAACTCCAACATCACCACTTGCCGATTTGCTCTGTTGGATTGATGAGGGTTTTTCAAAAATAGACTTACAATATACTTATGATAAACCACAAGTAGTATATAACACTTACAATTCAATTCTTGAGAACTTTTATAATCACATAGAGAAACCTTGCGTTCTTGATAAACATCGTGGTTGGTGCAAGAATGTTTCTTCTATTGAAAAGTTTCTTCACCAAAAACCAAAAATTATTGCAACCAACAGAAGAATTAGTGAAGTTCTTTCTTCTTATATCTTACTCATTCAAAGAAACAATGAAGCAGATAATTTTGTAGATGCTCATTTAAAAAGAGAAGGAAAGGAAATCAATACTGACAATCGTATTGAATGTCTTTGGAAGAATTATGTTTGCGATCCTTATGAAAGTTTGGTTTATGGTTTGACTAATTACAGAGACAATATTCACCTAGTAGATTATAATGATCTTACACAAAATCCAGAACAGGAACTCAAGAAAATTTATGAGTTTCTGGAAATAGAAAATCACATTCACGATCTTTCTAATATCTTTAATACTTGTGCCGAAGAAAAAGATCACGAATGGGGTATTGATAATCTTCATCAAATTCGGTCTAAACTTCAAAGAACTTCACCACCACCAGAAGAAGTGATTGGTGAAGAAAATGTAAAACTTTATGATAAATTTAACATATGAGTAAGTATAGTTATGGTTTAGAAAGGATGAGTATTCATCATCCTGGAAATAAACAGGTTCATATAGGGAAGTTTTGTTCCATTGGAGAAAACTGTAATATTATTTTAATGGCAGATCATAGAACAGATTGGATAACAACTTATCCTTTTGGTAGTATGCATTGTGATATTTTTAATACTTTTGATGGTAAAGGAAATGTCAAATCAAATGGTGATGTGACAATTGGAAATGATGTTTGTATAGGATCCAATGTAACTATTATGAGTGGAGTAACTATTGGGGATGGAGCAGTTATTGCATATAATAGTCATGTAGTTAAAGATGTAGAACCATATTCTATTACTGGTGGAAATCCTGCAAAATTTATTAAACATAGATTTGAAAAGAATGCTATTGAAAAACTTTTAAAAATCAAGTGGTGGGATTGGGAAGAAGAAAAGATTAATCAACATCTTAAATTATTGTGTTCAAACAACATCTACGAATTTATTAGGAAGTGTGAAAATGAAAATTGAAGTATTTTTAAGACATTGCTATACATCCAAAGTAAATCTTTCAGGAGCAAATCGTCCAGAGTGGTGGGACAAGGAAAAGGTATTCCAAAACTTCAAGAATACACTCAACTCAGAAACCACCAACTACACAATCATCTTTGATGAGTGTTATGGAAAGCAGGAAGATACATTTCTCAAAGATGAAAGTTCTATTACAATCAACTGCGGTAAAGAAAGTGAAAGTTTCTGTAAGACACTGGACCACATTCTTTCACAAGACTTTGATGATGATACAATCATTTATTTCCTTGAAGATGATTATGTACATCGTCCAAACTGGGATAGAGCCCTCATAGATGGATTTACTCTACCTGTTCAATATGTAACTTTGTATGATCACGGAGATAAGTATCAGGAGATGTATAAAGACTTTATGTCAAAAGTTCTTGCAACAAAGTATTCTCACTGGATGCCAACTCCTTCTACGACTAATACTTTTGCAGTTAAGTTCAAGACACTCAAAGAAGATAAAGAAGTTCATAAACACTTCTCAACTGGTTTTGAACCTTCCGCAGATCACGGTAAATTTTTAGAACTACATAAGAGAGGAAGAAATTTAATTTCAAGTATTCCTGGTTATTCTACACACGCACATAAAGACTTTTTATCACCCTGTATTGATTGGAGCACATATCTATGAAAGTAACACTATACGCAATTGCAAAAAACGAAGAAAAAAATATTGAAAAGTTTCTTAAAAACTCAAAGAAGTTTGACGATGTAGTTGTAGTTGATACTGGAAGTACAGACAACACGGTTCAACTACTCAAAGATGCTGGTATTAAAGTCTATGAGCATCCACAAACAAGAGAAGAGTTTGATTTTTCAGTTGCAAGAAATCAGGCACTTTCTTATGTTGAAACTGATTGGGCATTTGCACTTGACTTTAATGAAGATGTAGATGAGTTTTATCCAGAAGGATTTGGTGTGATTGCTGATGAGTTCACTACCTTTAATCATTTAAGATTTGATGATAATGGTAAAGGAGATCCAGTTCAATCTAATGAGGTTCATACAAGGTTTCATAGAACAAAGAATTATATTTGGGTCAATGCTGTTCATGAAGTTCCTAACTTTGTTCCAACAGAAGAATACTTAAATCCAAATAGTGTAGATACAACAATTAAGATTACTAAAAAAATTCATAAGACCATAGACAAAGAACTCTTTTACTTTTCAATCTGTGAAAGAGAGCATAAGAAAGATCCATCCAACTGGTATTGGATTTGGTTTATTTTCAATCATTATTTTAATGTGAAGAACACAGAGAAAGCACTTGAATATGGTCAAGAGTTTTTGAATGTTTCTAAACCATACTTTGATAGTTTTAGAATTACTGCTTTCATTCGTTGTAGTCAAATCTTACTTTCTACTGGTGATTTCCAACGAGGAATGAACTATGCATTCCACGCAGTCAGTGAAGGAATGAATATGGGAGGTTCTCATTTGTCACAAGCATTTGGATATTTGTTTGAACTTTCTACAAGATTGAATAATCCAAATCTTACAATCTTTGCAACTGGATTTAATCCAGATTTACTACACTCTTCGGAAAGAATTGATGCTATTGATAAATTATTCTTGACTAATTTGGAAGATGTTCCTTCTTGTTGGAGAGGACATCGTAAATTTGCTGAATGGTTAGTAACTCAAATCAAACCAGAAGTAACTGTTGACCTCGGAGTTGATAGAGGATTTTCTACCTTCTGTTTTGGTATGCCTCGTATTGGTCATGTTTATGGGGTTGATACTTTTGAGGGAGATATATTTACTGGTCCAGCTCCACAGGGATCTTATGAATATGTTTTGAATAAACAAGAGAAACTCTTTATGAAAGACAATGTAACTTTCATTAAAGGTTTGTTTGATGATGTTGCAAAAACTTGGGATAAGCAAATTGATATTCTTCATATTGATGGAGATCATGCATATGAATCCGTCAAGCACGATTATGAAACTTGGAGTCCTTTCTTAAAAGAGAATGGAGTAATTCTTTTCCACGATACTTGTGTTGAAGAATTGAATGGTCATCAATATGGAGTGAAGAAGTTCTTTGAAGAACTTGATATACCAAAAGTAACATTTACTCATACTTTTGGTCTTGGAGTTGCTTCTAAAAATAAAGAACTTATTGAATTTATTAAGTCTAATTTTGATCTAGATAATCCTCTATGAAAATCACAATTCCAGTGTCAGTTGGTGAACTATTAGATAAGATTTCAATTCTTGAGATTAAATCGTTGTTCACCGACAATGAATATGTCCTCAAAGAACTTGATGAATTGAATCTGATTAAAAGTACAATCACTCAATTCACTCTTGAGTATATGAATGAATTGCGAGAAGTGAATCAAAAACTTTGGAAGATTGAAGATGAATTAAGAGAACTGGAAAAGAAACAAGATTTTGGTGAAAGATTTATTGAACTTGCTCGCAGTGTTTATATTACTAATGATAAGAGAGCAGAGATAAAGAGAAAGATTAATGATCTCTGCAATTCAGAGTACAAAGAGATAAAGTTTTATTCGGAATAAATAATTGATAATATTAAAGATAAAAGATGGCTGCAGTATCTGCGGTAAACTTAACAATACATAAGGGAACTTATTTTGAAGAGACTTTTTCTCTAACCGCTGAAGATGGGTTGGGATTGAATTTAACAGGTGCTACTACTACAGCGAAATTGAGAAAACACCCAACAGCAGGAGTTGCTTATACATTTTCAACTTTGACTACAGTATCAGATAGTACAGTTAAAATTTCTATGAGTAATGCTGTTACTGCAACTTTACCGAGCGGAAGATGTTATTATGACATCATTATTACATCTTCTGGTGGTATAAAATCAAAAGTTTTACAAGGAAATGTAATTGTAGAGGAAACTGTATCCGTATGACTATCAATGTAAGAGTAAAATCCCAAGCACAAAAAATTAAAGCAACTGTAGCATCAGGTGTAGTTATGGCAAGAACTTTAAATGAACTCCTAGATGTTGATGTATCTGGAGTTAAAGATAAATACCTTATCATGTATGATTCTGCTACCGGAAAATATAAAGCAGTAAATCCCGATGTTGTTCTTTCTGCTTCGTCAACTACAGAAACAACACAACCAGGATTACCCACAGATTTTAAAAATCAACTAGATGTTGATCTTAATAATAGAATAGATTTGGACGGGGGAGGTTTTTAAAAAAACTAAATAATATTACATCTAAATATCGGTAAAAAGATGGCAGCTCCTGTTTTACAGTTTAAAAGAGGTCTTCTTGCTAATCTGCCAGCTCTTAGGGCAGGTGAACCTGGATTTACAACAGATACTTATGACCTATATGTAGGTTTAACCTCAGACACAGCAACTAATAAATTCTTTGGTTCACATCGTTATTGGAAAAGAGAAACAACTTCAACTGGTAGTGGACTCAATCTAGTTGAAGGAACTTCAAATGGATCTGGATTTATTACATTAAAAGCACCCGATTCTCTAGCAGGCGTCGGTACATATGTTCTTCCAGATACTAACTCAATTGTTGACGGATATTTCCTAAAAGTTGCTTCAGACGGAACTCTTTCATGGGATACTGTTGGTGGTACAAATGGTAATTTCTCAAATCCGACATTAACTGGCATCACCACTGTAAATGGAACTTTATTTGATGTAAATACAAATTCTGATTTTTCCGGTATTACTACATTTAGTAATACAACTGACAATACTTTAGGTGATGTTAATACTGGCGCTGTTCAAATTGATGGTGGCGTAGGTGTTGAGAAAAATCTTAGCGTTGGTGCAGGACTTTCTGTGGCTGGCGCATCATATTTTAATGGTGCAGTAACATTTTATGGCGGTCAGATTAATCTCGGTGATAGTGATACTGACGATATTGTAGTTGCTGGCGAATTTAAATCGAGTTTAATTCCTAGTGATACTGGTAGTTATAATTTAGGTACTTCTGGAAAAAGATGGGCAGATATTTATACTAATGGTGTAGCAACACTTGGTTCTATTGTTTGTAATGATGGTGCATTATTTACTGGAAGTGTACAGATTAATACTAATTTGAATGTCAACGGTAATGTAACTGTTGGTGGAACCACAATTACATTACTAGGCGAAGATGTTTTTATCCAAAATAAGGATATCGTTCTTGGATATACCACATCAATAACACCAAATGACACAACTGCAAATCATGCAGGTGTTGCAATTGCATCTACTGAAGGAACTCCATTAGTTCCATTTGCCTCTTCTGGAATTAATACACTTCCAGATACTTACAAGCAAATGATGTGGTTCAAGAGTGGAACTCTTGGATTTAGTACTGATGCTTTTGCTTTCAATTATGGTGTTGCTATTGGCACCACCACGATGGCAAATGGTGTTCGTCTTGCTGTCGGAACTGGAGTTACTATTAGTGACACCTCAGTAACTGCATCAACTTTTTATGGTTCTTTAGTTGGTAATGTATCTTCGGCAGATCAAGTTAAAACTGTTACTGCATCTGATAGCGATGCAAATTATTATGTGACATTTGTAGATGCAAACAATGGTTCTGCCACAAATGAAACTGTATATACCGATAATGGTATATACTACAATCCAGCAACAAACACCTTTACTACACAACATGCTTCTTTTACTGGCAATTTAAATGTTGCTGGAATTACCACTCTTGCAGGAAATGTAAATCTTGGTGATAATAGTTCTGATACCATCACTGTATCTGGAGTTGCAACATTTAATCAGTCGGTTTATGTTGGTGGAACATTAACAGTTGGTTCTGTTACTATTGGTTCTACTTCTGGTGGGTCATCTGTTGGGGAAGATATTTCTACTAGAAATATTAATGCGTCTGGAATAGCAACAGTATCTGGATTAATTGATGGTAATGGTGGTGCGGATATTTCTGGTCATACTGAATTAGATACTGTAAATGTAAGTATTGCTCTAACTACAACCAATCTTACTGTAGGAAGCGGGGTTGGTATTACCCAATTCTCATCTGCAGTTGGTTCGGGAACTTCAACATCTTCAGTTCCTACCTCATCAGCCGTTATTGATTATGTTGATACACAAATTGGAAACATTGATTTAACTCTTGGATTGAGTGCTGATAGTGGTTCAAGCACTGTCAATACTTCACAAACTCTGACGATTGCAGGAACTGCAAATGAGATTGAAACATCTACTTCAGCTCAAACAATTACAGTTGGTCTTCCCAATGCAGTTGTTGTTGGTACTTCATTAAGTTCACCAACAATTAAAACTGCAACCATCCAACATTCAAATGGAACAGAAGCAGTTACAATTGATGCTACCGGTAATGTTGGAGTTTCTTCAAACCTAACTGTTAGTGGAAATCTTTATGTAAATGGTAGCACAACTCAAGTTAATACTTCTACACTTACCGTAGAAGATCGTACCATTCAACTTGGTATTGTTGATGGTGCAGCACCATCAACTGCGACAACTTGGGACCTTGGAGTTCTCTTCAACTATTATACTGATAGCGCAAAGCAATCTGCAGTTGTATGGGAACACGGAGACGGAAGATTTAAGTTTGGTTCTGTAATCAGTGATGGTGGTGGAACTGGAGTTAATAATCCACAAATCACAGTTTCTACTTTTGCTCCTATTGAAATCGGTTCACTTTGGGTAAATGATTGTGCTGGACAATCTCAAGTTATTTCCTGCACAGGAACTGAAAGATTCCTTGAGAATATCACCGTTGATGCAGGTACTTTCTGATATTTGATTTGATAATCCTAAATACACCCAGGAAACTGGGTGTATTTTTTTATGACTGAAGAAGACTTAAAGGCAATTCTTGCAAAATATCAACAAAAAACATTTGAATTATATAATAGTAATGTGGTATTAGAAACTCAAATTGAGCAGCTTAATAAATTGGTTTCTTCTTTACAATTGCAAGTTGAAAAATTATCACAAAAACAAAAAAGAACTACAAAACAAGAAGAAGATTTTTCATAAATAATCAATAACTCTTATATAAGAGTTTTCTACGGTAAATACCAAAAATGCGAGGATTGAATGACAAATCCTAATCTAAGAATTAAACGATCGGCCGTTCCCGGAAAGAAACCAACGGTAAATGATTTACCTTTGGGGGAATTAGGACTTAATACTTATGATGCAGAGTTATTTGCTCGTAGAGAACGCGCAGGTATTGGCACCGATATTGTAAGACTCGGTGCTGGAGCAACAGTTACTAATATTTTATATGTCACACAAGACGGAAGCGACTCCAACACAGGAAAAAAACTTGGAGACGCAAAAAGAACAATCGGAGCAGCACTCACAGCAGCATCAACAGGAACAGTTATTAAAGTTAGTGCTGGATCTTATGTAGAGAATAATCCTCTTTCATTACCAGAACAAGTTTCAATTGTTGGAGATAGTCTAAGGGAAGTATCAGTATCTCCACAAAATTCAAATCAAGATTTGTTTTATGTGACAACAGGAAACTATATTGCAGAGATGTCTTATACAGGCACTCTGAATTCTGGTAAATCAATATTTGCATTTAATCCAGTTGGTGCTGGAACAATCACACAATCACCATATATTCAAAATTGTACTAATTTCATTCCAAATAGCATTGGAATGAAAATTGATGGAAATCATGCGAGCGGTGATTTGAAATCAATGGTTCTTGATTCATATACTCAATACAATCAAGGTGGTATTGGTGTTTCAATTACTAACAATGGTTATGCGCAATTAGTTTCACTTTTCACTATTTGCAATGATATTGCAGTTTATTGTGGTTCCGGTGGTGCTTGTGATTTAACAAACTCAAATCCATCTTTTGGAAATTATGGATTAGTTGCAGATGGAGTCGGATCAGAACAATTTGTAGGTATTGTCACTACATATGCTTCGGCAAATAGTAGTGAATTTGTTTTAGCTGGTTTAGGAAACACCAGACCATTTGATGGTCAAGTAGTTTATTTTGGTAATTTATATAATACTATTGGAAGAGTAGTAGTTTCATCCGGCGGAACAGGGTACACTTCAACACCCACAGTTACAATTTCTCCACCATCTACTTCTTGGGGAGTTCAAGCTCAAGCAGTTGCAGAAATTAAAAATGGGAGTGTTACTGGAATTGAAATTGTTTCTAGTGGGAGAGGATATGAAACCACTCCAACAATAACCATATCTACACCAAATGTTGGGGTTAACACTGCAACTGCATCTATTTCATTACTTCCAACATATTATGTAATTCAAAGTTCCACTCCAGTAATTTCTGGAATTTGCACAATTACTTTAACTGATAATGTTCCTTATGCTGTTGGTGTTGGAACAACGGTCCCATTTTTTAAACAAAGTCGTATTTTAGCATCTGGTCATTCTTTTGAATATATTGGAAGTGGGGTGACAATTGCAAGTGCTCTTCCTGCTGTTGGTGGAGTACCAATTCAAGCAAATGAAACTGATGCTCGTAATGGTGGTCTTGTTGTTTATACCTCAACAGATCAATCTGGAAATTTTAGAATAGGTGATGGTGTTGTTATAAATCAACAAACTGGAACAATCAGTGGAACATTCTATTCTAAGAGTTTGTTCTCTACAATAACACCATTTATACTCGCATTAGGAGAATAAAAAAATGGCTTTAGCACTCAATGTATTCCAAACAGTTACCGCAGTAGTATCAACAAGTCCAACGGAGGTATACACTGCTCCAGTTGGATATACTGGCGTAGTTCTTTTAGCACAAGTCACAAATATTGGAGCAAACTCTGCTGATGTGACTTTACTTCATCGAAGAAGTTCGACTGATACTGAAATGTTGAAGAACTATCCAATTTCTGCAAGTGATACTGCAAATCTTCTTGCAGGAAAATTAGTTCTTGAAAGTGGAGATAAATTAGTACTATCAGGTAGTAATGCAACCGATTTAAAATTTATTGCAAGTATTCTAGAAACCCTCAACTAATATAGAACAATGCCAAAAGGATATATCAGCAACCGTCAAAAAAATCTTAAGATTGGTATTTCTTCTTATACCGAGAGTAATACAGTACTTGAGGTTACTGGTAAGGTTGGTATTGGAACCACAAATGCAACTACATCGTTAGATGTAAATGGTGGTGTTAGAGTTCGTGGCGCTGTTTATGATAAAGATAATTCATCAGGAAATACTGGACAGATTTTAGTATCTACAAATACTGGTGTAGATTGGCAAGATATTGATAGTATTCAAACCATTACTCAAATTATCAATAATTCTCTTACTGGAATTCAGATAAAAGAAGAAGGTGTTGGTATAGGTACAACTTTTACTTCAATTAATTTTATTGGTCTAGGAGTAACCGCATCTGCAAATGGTACTACTGCAGATGTTACATTTACTCAGCAAGTAGGTCCTCAGGGTACTACAGGATCTCAGGGTACTACTGGAGCACAAGGTACTACAGGATCTCAGGGTACTACTGGAGCACAAGGTACTGAAGGATCTCAAGGATCCACTGGATCTCAGGGTACTACTGGAGCACAAGGTACTGAAGGATCTCAAGGATCCACTGGAACTCAAGGAACCACCGGAACTCAAGGATCTACAGGTACTCAAGGCACTACAGGATCTCAGGGTACTACTGGAACTCAAGGTGCTACAGGTTCTCAGGGCACTACCGGATCTCAAGGAACCACAGGAACTCAAGGTACTGATGGAACCCAAGGAACTACAGGATCTCAAGGCACTACCGGAACTCAAGGAACTACTGGAGCACAAGGAACTACTGGAGCACAAGGTACTACAGGATCTCAGGGTACTACTGGAGCACAAGGTACTACAGGATCTCAGGGTACTACTGGAGCACAAGGTACTACAGGATCTCAGGGTACTACTGGAGCACAAGGTACTGAAGGATCTCAAGGATCCACTGGATCTCAAGGATCCACTGGATCTCAGGGTACTACAGGATCTCAAGGCACTACCGGAACTCAAGGAACCACAGGATCTCAAGGAACCACAGGATCTCAGGGCACTACAGGATCTCAGGGTACTACTGGAACTCAAGGTGCTACAGGTTCTCAAGGAACCACAGGATCTCAGGGTACTACTGGAACTCAGGGCACTACCGGAACTCAAGGAACTACAGGATCTCAGGGCACTACTGGAACTCAAGGTGCTACAGGTTCTCAAGGAACCACAGGATCTCAGGGCACTACCGGAACTCAAGGATCTACAGGTACTCAAGGAACCACAGGATCTCAGGGTACTACTGGAGCACAAGGTACTGAAGGATCTCAAGGTACTCAAGGAACCACAGGATCTCAGGGTACTACTGGAGCACAAGGTACTGAAGGATCTCAAGGTACTCAAGGAATAACAGGACCAGTTGCAGGTTCTGCAAATCAAGTCGTTTATAAAGACGGTTCTAATAATCCAACTGGATCAAGTAATTTAACTTTTGATGGATCTACGCTTGTAACTTATAATTTATCTGTATTAAACAATTCAAATGTTGGTGGACTTTCAACACTTGGATTTTTTGGAGATGATCAAAACATAAGTTCAAGTGTAACACTACCAGCAAATACAACATTATATACAATTCATAAGAATATTAATGTTGCAACTGGATCTACAATTACAGTAGGATCTGGAACAACGATCATTATGGATCGCCTGAATAATCTTGATGATGTTGTTGCAACATCATTCAAGGGTGATGGTTCTCAGTTAACTGGTATTCCTGTTGGTGATCTTTATGAATTAGACCAGATTAGTCCTGCTGGTGGAGAAAATACATACACTCCAACATTTAATTATGAAACTGTTGCAGTTTCTAATCCATTTAGATTGCTGATTAGTGTTGATGGGATTATGCAATCTGCATATATTCATAATACTGAATATGTTTTTAATAATTCACTTCTGACATCAAGATCTGGATATACAATTGATTATGATGGCAATATTAAATTTACAGAAGCACTGCCAGAAGGTAGTGAAGTTATGATTAAAACAACTGCTGGAACAACTAAATCAACGACAAGAAGATATCCATTTAATGCTTTGGATATTCTTTTCTAAATTATAAATAACTTAAAGCAAAGCATCCAAACATAAGTAGAGGATTTTTTTCAATGGCAAGAAAAGTATTACTTGAGACTGGTTATACCTTTACACCCTCAACAAAAACTATTGTTATTCCTCGTGTAATACCAAGAGAGAGAATGGTATTGATCACGAATGTGACGACGAATCAGGTTATCTATAATTTTTCAGACCCTAACTTAAAAGCGACTTCATATACTACTTCGGGAACTGCGAACGCTAATACCACTACAATTGTATTGAATTATAATACTGCTTCTATGAGCAGTACTGATAAACTTCAATTTACAATTGATGAATATGATGAGTCGTTTAGACCAGCAGAAACATATACTGACCCTGTTAATAAATTCAGAATTTCTCAACCACAAGCACTGATTGATACTGACTTTGAGTACGGAACTCAAACCACAAAATGGGAAAGTTTGTCAATGATAAACAATCGTCCATTTGCGTTCCAGGCACAAGCACCAGTAGCGAATATCAGTTCCATTACAATGAATAATGGTTCTAGAACTGTTACTGTTGTTTTATCTTCTGGATCTTTTGCCGCAAACGGAACTTCAATTTTCGTTCAGGATGCATTACTTCCTTTTGCGAATGGTATCTTCGTGATTGAAAGTGGTGGTGGATCAGGAACTATTACTTATACTGCAAAAGCAATCAATACAACTGCTGTTACTGCATTATTTGATTCAAACAAAACTCAAATTTTTGCAGGATCTTTATATTCTGGCGCTCAAATTGGTGCAGCACCTTCAAGTATCACCACATCAGGAAATGCTGTTACTGTAACAACAACAGTTCCTCACGGTCTTTCTATTGGTAATGAAATTGCTGTAACTGGTATTACTGGAACAAACCCACCAAATGGAAACTTTTTTGTTGCTGCCGTAACAAGTCCAACAGTATTTGTTTATTATTCATTTGCTGCTGGTGTTCCCTCTGGTCTTTCATTTGGATCTGCTGCGGTTTATGTAAGACCTCAATCGCAATATTTACATAGACCATTTGATGGTGGTGTAATTTTTAGTGCTAACTCAGATTCTAATAATATACAAGCAATTCGTCAAACAAGAAGATATTTCCGTTATCAGTCTGGTAAAGGTGTTCAGATTAGTTCTGGAACAATCTTAAAACCAACTTATCAAATTGACTCATTAACTGCTTCTGGAACAGCAGCGGGTAGTACAGTCACTGTCCAGACCAAAGAATCACTTAATATGTCTGGTGTTGTTCCTGGTGTTTCAATTACAGTATCAGGTGCTGATGGTACTGGATATAATGGAACTTTCACGGTAGCAGCAGTTACTGGATTTAATACATTTACTTATCTTTGTACATCCACATTACCTAGCACCGCAGCAACTGGACAATATTATCTTAATGTAAATGCGTGGAATGGATTCTCCAACAGACTTGGTGCATTTGACCAACAGAATGGATTGTTCTTTGAATTTGATGGTCAACAACTTTATGCAGTTCGTAGAAATTCTACATATCAAATTTCAGGTAGAGTTAGTGTAAGTGCTAGTGGAAGCACAGTTACTCAAACAGCATCAGCATTCCCAACTGCATTTTCTAAACAATTGAGACCCGGCGATTATATTGTCATTCGTGGAATGTCTTACCGTGTTCTTGATATTGCAAGTGATACTTCTCTTACAATTAGTCCTTCTTACAGAGGACCTTCTAACATTACAAATGCAACTGTATCTAAGACAGTAGATGTAAAAATTCCACAATCACAGTGGAATATTGATAAGTGTGATGGAACTGGACCTTCTGGTTATAATATTGACTTAACTAGAATGCAAATGTTCTACATTGACTATTCTTGGTATGGTGCTGGATTTGTTCGTTGGGGATTCCGTGGACCTACGGGTGATGTAATTTATTGCCATAAGTTAGCAAATAATAATGCTAATACAGAAGCATATATGAGGTCTGGTAACTTGCCAGCAAGATATGAGTCAATTGCTGCTCCACCAACAACTATTATTACTGGAAGTGTTGGTGCCTCTGATACAACTGTTGGTATTGCAAGCACGGCAGGATTTGCAACATCAGGAACCGCTTTAATTAGAGATTCCACAAAGTATGAGTATGTCAATTATACTGGTATTACAACTAATTCATTAACTGGTGTAACAAGAGCACAATCAGGAAACTCATCTCTTGCACTGACTATTTCTGCTGGATCTAATGTTGCCACAGCATCCACAACTAACTTACAGGTTGGTCAGAGAGTAGCAGCAACTGCAATTCCAGATAATACTTGGATTACTTCAATTGGATCTGGAACCTTTACAATGTCCAATGCTGCTTCAACTGCAAACCCAACGGTGTCCATTTCACCTATGGGTGCATCATCTGGACAATCATTTACATACTCTGCAACTGCACCAGTAACAGTTGAATATGCATATCCATCCTTTGCTCCGACTATCTCTCACTGGGGTACAAGTTTTATAATGGATGGTAGATATGATGATGATAAATCGCTGGTGTTTACTTATGGACAAACAACAGTAACATCTGTTCCTGCTTCTTCATCAAGAGCACTATTCTCAATTCGTGTTGCACCTTCGGTAGATCAGGGTATTGCTGCTGCACTTGGTTCAAGAGAACTGATTAATAGAATGCAGTTAATTTTGAGAGCACTTGATATTTCTCTTACATCAGCAAACTCAAACATTCTTGTAACTGCTGTGTTGAATGGAACTCCATCATCAACAACTGCTTGGACTAATGTTGTTAATAACACTGCTGGTCTTCAAAACTCTAGTTTGGCACAAATCGCAAACTATGCGGGTGGTTCAACTACTGTATCTGGTGGAGAAACTACTGGTGGTTTCTTTGTTAACACGACTACTTCAATTGATTTGAGTACTGTTCGTGATTTGGGTAACTGTGTTCTTGGTGGCGGTGGAACTAATTCTAACCAACAAATTTATCCAGATGGTCCAGATACTCTTACAATTGTGGTAACTAATTTAAGTACAACCACTGCCGCAACGGTTGTTGGAAGACTATCTTGGACTGAGGCACAGGCATAATACTTCATTCAGAGGATCCTTAAGAATAAATAACTAAAAAGTTACTAAAAATGTCTGAACTTAGAGTAGATAGGGTTATAAACAACGCAGGAACAGGTGCTCCTACATTTACTTATGGAATTACTATTCCGAGTGGACAAGTTCTTTCTGGTATTGCACAAACAGCACAGACATTACTTTCCACTGCAAGTATAAACACCACTGGTATTATTACTGCAACTTCATTCAGTGGATCTGGTGCCAGTTTAACAACCTTAAACGCTTCTAATCTTTCATCTGGAACTGTTCCTACTGCAAGATTAGCAACTGGAACTGCTGATGCGACAACATTTTTAAGAGGTGATTCTACTTGGGCATCAGCAGGAGTTACTATTACTGATGATACTTCAACGAACGCAAATAGATATGTAACCTTTACATCTTCTACATCAGGTTCTTTATCTGCAGCAAATGTATCAACAACAAAACTATATTTTAATCCATCAACAGGAACATTAAACGCAACTACTGTAAACTCACTATCTGATAGAAATAAGAAAACAAATATAAGACCTATTGAAGACTCTATTGCACTAGTTCAAAGACTTCAAGGAGTTAGATTTGATTGGATAGAAAACAATAAGTCCTCTCTTGGTCTGATTGCACAAGAGGTAGAGGAAGTTATTCCAGAACTTGTAGAGACTGATGCAGATGGTACAAAAACCTTATCTTATGGTAATATAATTGGTGTGTTGATAGAGGCAATTAAGGATCAACAAGATCAAATAAATACTCTCAAGGAAAAAATTCAATCTCAAGAAAAATAATTATTACTTTATTTTATTATGAACTTTGTAAAATTTGCTCTCAAAAATGGTGGAAAAGTAAAACCATTACTTATAAACCCACAAGATTTATCAGGACCATCTCTCACAAACCCATCAGTTCTTGTAGTAAACGGCAAGATAATAGTAAATATCAGAAATGTCAACTATACGCTTTATCATGCAGAATTGAATAGATTTGAACATCTTTGGGGTCCATTGTCATACATTCATCCAGAGAATGATATGCACTTAAGGACCACAAATTATATTGCGGAACTTGATGAAAATTTAGAGGTAGTTTATTCTACTAAAATAGATACCTCCAAATTTGATACATATAAACCACAATGGGAATTTGTTGGTTTAGAAGACTGCAGATTAATTAACTGGGATGATCGTATTTACATTTGCGGAGTAAGGAGAGATTTAGATACAAAAGGAACTGGAAGGATGGAACTTTCAGAACTTGAATTTACAGATTCGGAAGTCAAAGAAGTATCTAGATACCGTATTCCAGGACCACCACCAGATAATGAATACTGTATGAAAAACTGTACTCCTATTGAGGATAAACCATTTCATCTAATGAAATGGACAAATCCAACATGTTTAATGAAGTTTGATCCTAATGGCGGAGAAACTAAAGTTTTTGAAACTAATTCAAAAACTGAAGGAATGAATGACCTGAGAGGTGGTTCTCAAGTTATTAAATGGAAAAATGGATATCTAACATTAATTCACGAGACTGAATTATATAATAGTGAGCAAGGAAGAAAAAACGCAACATATCGTCACAGATTTGTTTATTGGGACAAAGAATTTAAAACCCAAAAGTTTTCAAAACTATTTTCATTTTTGAATATGAAAATAGAATTCTGTTGTGGTCTTGCAGCATACCAAGATGATTTCTTGATTACCTTTGGCGCACAGGATAATGCCGCATATATTTTAAAAGTTTCGCAATCTTTGGTGGAGGATTTTATCAATGAATGAACTACTTGAATTTAGTTTAGATACTGAAAACGCAGAAAAGAACTATAATCTTGCTAAATGGTATGAAAACGAAGGTCATACTGCTCCTGCTCATACTTATTATTTGAGGGCAGCAGAAAGAGCAGAAAATGATAATCTTGCATATCAAGCACTCATAAGAGCATCATTCTGTTATAAGTCTCAGGGATCAAGAGATGGCACAGAAAAAGTTCTTCTTGAGAACGCACTCAACCTTCTTCCACAAAGACCAGAAGCATATTATTTCCTTTCTTTGTTATATGAAAGAAAGCAAGAATGGCAAAATTCTTACACATATGCAAATCTAGGTCTTCAACAAACTATAGACGATGTACTAGATCTTCCAGAGTTCAAAGGAAAATATCTACTCATCTTCCAGAAAGCAGTTTCTGCTTGGTGGTGGGGAAGAGGAATGGAATCCAGAAAACTTTTTCATTCTTTAGTTGATGATTATTGGAATGAAATGGATGAAACTCACAAGAGATCAGTAGAAGATAATGTAACTCGTCTTGGTTCAGGTCCAGAATCTCAAGCATTTCATACTTACACAAAAGAAGATTACTCAAAACTAAGATTTAAGTTTGATAACTCATCCATCATTGAGAGAAACTATTCTCAAGTTTATCAAGATATGTTTATTCTTTCAATGCTCAATGGAAAAAAGAATGGAACATTCCTTGAGATTGGTGGTGCCGACCCATTTAAGGGCAATAATACTGCACTACTTGAAAAGACTTTTGGTTGGACTGGTGTTTCTATTGAGTATGATGAGAAGTTTATAAACAACTACAGAAATAATAGAAGTGCAAAACTGCTTCATGACAATGCCCTGACAATTGATTATGAAAAATTACTAAAAGAAAACTTTGAAGGAAATACTATTGATTATCTGCAGTTAGATATCGAACCAGCAAGAAATACTTATGAGTGTATGTTGAGAGTTCCTTTTGACAAATACAAATTTGCAGTGATTACTTATGAACATGATTATTATGTAGATGTCACAAGATCTTTCCGAGAAAAATCAAGAGAATTTCTAACAAGTAAAGGTTATATTTTAGTGGCGAATGATTTGTCACCTGATGGAAAGTCTAATTTTGAAGATTGGTGGGTACATCCAGATCTAGTTGATGAAAATATTATCAATAAGATGAAATCAATTATTGAAGGGACTCATCATGCAAAAGAATATATTTTAAGTTCATCGGGAGAAGAACCAGATTTTTTTAACTTGAGTGTGAATTCAAAACCAACTTCTTGGATTGTAGATAATTTTTATGATGATCCAGACCAAGTAAGGGAGTTTGCACTAAATCAAGATTATGTTGAAGGTGGATTTGGTAGAGGATTTATTGGTAGGCGAACAGAACAACAGTTTTTATTTCCAGGTCTCAAAGAAAGATTTGAAGAGATTATGGGAAAAACCATTACAAAATGGGAAGAACATGGAATGAATGGTAGATTTCAAATTGCTTGGTCTGGCGAACCATTAGTTTATCATTGTGATAGTCAGAAATGGGGAGGGATGTTATATCTCACACCAGACGCTCCATATCAATGTGGGACTACATTATATGCTCACAAAAAAACAAGAGCAAGAACTTATTTCGACGAAGGATGGGATGCTTCATGGAAAGATATTCCTGGAGATTGTCACTTAGATGGAACACCATTTGAACCTGTAGATGTTCTTGGAAATGTTTATAATCGTCTTGTGATTTTTGATGCTAGTGCTATTCATTCGGCATCACAATATTTTGGAACAATAAAAGAAAACAGCAGACTTTGGCAAATGTTCTTTTTTGACACTGAGTAGACACTTCAGAAACTGTCCTAAGACCCTCCAGAATCGCTCTGGAGGGTCTTATAGTAGTTGGAGACACATAAGAGACCTTATGAGGTTTTCCAATTTAGACAGACTGATTTTTGTCGCATCTTTTATGATTTTGATGAACTGGGGTGTCCGTCTTTCTCAGGTGATTATCAATGCTTTTGCTTGAAACTTCTGGATACAACTACAGTAAAAAACGCTGCAAAAGTGTAGTTGAATGGTTCATTTCAAAGCACCTTCCCAAACATAAAATTGAAATCGCTGTGCATCATCGTGGGATGTTGCGTGATGGTGTTTATGGTTGGGTTGGTGTGACTGATTGTGATTGGAGACCCCGTGCATTTGAGATTGAAATGCACAATCAAATGACTCCAGATCACTACACCAGAACCCTCCTACATGAACTCTGGCATGTCTATCAGCATGTTACAGGCGCTCTAAAGGATAAACACGGAAAGAGACACTGGAGGGGCATAGACTTCTCTCAGACGGACTATGAAGACCAACCATGGGAACAACAAGCATTTCAAATGGAAGAAGTTCTTTTTGAAGAATACCTGGATTACTTGACACACCTTTGAAAACTCTGTACAATTACCTTTGTGGAGGTTGAAAAATTATGAACTCTATGAAAACTTCAAAGATTAAGAAACAATTTGTGAATGTGATTCCGCTGAGTTCAAAGGCAAAGAATCGATTCGTGAACATTATGCAATCTTTTCATGCAATGCAAGTAGAACAAGAAACTGATGATAAACTCTTTTTGGTTTCCATCAATCGACAATATTGTACTTGGGTTCCTAAAACTGGTAATGAGCACTGGAGCATTGTGAAATGAAAAAACTGATTATTCTCGCTGCACTGTTGTTTTCTTCTCCTGTATTTGCTCAGGAGACTAAAACTTATCGACCATTTAGATATGAAACACCTTGTCTTTTGGAAGCAGGTATTCAAACTTATCCCGATGTATGTGTGGTGATTGAAACTCGCGAGAAAGGTGGAGCACTACGCACTCGCAACATTTATTCCAACAAGCATAGTCTGACTATCAAAGGACGCTTTGATAAAGAACAAGGATATATGACTTGGGATAGTCATAATCAATTCGAATACAAATGGGAATATAAAGTTGGTGGTGTTCAGGAACTTGGTGCTTGGACTTATGTAATGCCTGGATTCCTAGTGCAAAATGTGAGTTGGGATTAATTATTAAAAAATCATAAACTACCTTAAATAGTAGTAGAATAGGAGAAAACTATGGTTGTTCTATTTGCATCAACCATAATTAGTTGCAGTGATGCATTGAATCTGATTCATCGTCTTACTAAAGTTGTAGGATTAAGTGAAGTTCAAAGAACTGAAATAGTACAAGAAATCCGCAAAGTTATTCCTTCCTGTCCCATTAAAGTTGTAAAAAATGACTGAAGAATCTCAAGTTGATAAATGGAATCGCGGACTCACTCTTTTCGAAGAAAGTGTCTTGAAACCAGATCCAGAACTTCGCAACTGTGCTCACAATCAAAAGTGCTTTAATGAACTTATGGCAGTTCGTGAACAAGTATTACAGTATCTTAAAACTCTGAGACAATGAGTTCTACATACATATATTTCGTCATTTTCTTTTGTATTGCTTACTTGATTGTTACTGATCAATCTGTAGCAAAGGCATTTTATATGCTTACTCAACTTGCAAGAGTAGAATACGAAAAGACGAAATGGTGGATTCTACATAATCCAGCAAATCCGATTGTAAAGTATTTGATGTGGAGACGCTCAAATCAACTTGCAAAGGAGTTGATGAAAGAGTTAGAATCAAGAAATAAATAATCATTATCTGAGTAATACATATGCTCTCCACTCAATACCGTCTTCGCCTTGAAGCAATCTGTGAGCGAATTGTAAAAGGCGAATCTGTAGAGTTAAGTGATATGATTTGGTGTGAAAAACTAGCAAAAGCAAATCGTTCTGCTGCAACACTTCTAAGACAAGCAAGACGCCGTGCTGCGAATCCAGATATGCAAGAAGGAAGTCTAGATGACTTTATGAACGCATTGGATTTGGGTGATCCAGATCCATCAAATCATCGCACTGGATTTAATGGTGCGGATGATATTATTGATTTCTTTAGTCGTGATAATGAAAGTGATTGGAGAAATCGTGATTAAGTTGTATTAAGCAATCCACATAAACCTCCTAGATAGTGGTAGAATAGTAAGGTCATAAAAATGAACTGAAAACTCTTTATTATGATATTCTTTGTGCGTGGAGGTCATATGCACAATTTAATTTCTTACAATCAACTTGCTGGGTGGAAAAAAATAGGTAATACGCTAGATGAGTTTATAGACCAGCACGAAATTATGAATTCCTACTTTGAATGTCTGACTGAATGTGATGAGGATACGCAGAGTTGTAGAAAAATATGTAGAAAACTCTTGACCACATAGACCAGTTTAAAATCTGTCCACTGCCTCCTTGACTTGTCCTCAAGGAGGTTTTATAGTAGGTACATAGACATCGAAAGCAATGACCTACACTGCAAAACTCAAAGTACAGTTTGACACTGAATGGACTCCTAGTTATGGTGGATCTGGGATGTATGACGATGAAACTCTTCCCGAGGAGCACTATACTTTTGAGATTCCTTGTGAAGACATTAACACCATTCAACTCTTCCGTTTCTTTGGAACTGTTGCCCGCACGATGGGACATAATGAAATCGGTATTATGAAAGGTGCTTGTTCGCTTGCATTTAATGATATGCGTAGTGAAGAAGATATGCGTAAGATTTCGGAAGAGTTTGAACTGATGATGGCAGAGGATTATTCTAAAGAACTCCGCAGGTTGGAAGATGAGATTTATGACCTGAAAGCAAAACTTTCGCGTCTTGAGCAACCTGATAATCCTAACTACACTGAGGAAGAAATGGATGCGATGACCTATCAAGAATGGAATGGTATTATTCCTGGTTCTCCTGAAGCAGTCAAGAAAGGTTGTAAGTGTCCTGTAATGGATAACGAAGAAATGCCTGAAGAACGCAAGTGGGTTAATGCTGATTGTCCTATTCACGGTAAAGTAAAATGACTGAACGAGCACAAGAATTTATGAATGAAGTATGGGAACACCGAAATAATTTTGGTGCTGATACTGAAGAAAAGTTAGTTGCTGCTATTCTTTGTCTTGCTGCAGAAAAAGTGCAGTTCTTTACGGCTCAAGATGGTAGAATTGTTTTGGATAAAGGTGATATGATTCGACTTGCAGAGGAACTAAACCAATGAAAATCTTTCAAGT